TTATTTACTCAAGCTATAGTAAGACGCTTTTAGATCATTCAATTTACGTTCTAACGCCTTGTAATCCTCTTTTGTCGCATTCTCATCTTGTACAAACTCAGTTACTAATTTTAATCCCTCAACTAACTCTGGTTCTGGTTCATTGATTCCCGTAGCTAACTGATACAACATTTCAATATTCGCTATCACATCAGTATTACTTGATTGAATGCCCTCAAGTGTATCTGTATCAAATCCATTTTCTAGGTACTCAAACACATCACTATTATTTGATTCTGCATAAGTTTGTAGCCCATACATAAAATACTCATCTTCAAATAATTGACTGGCCATCATATCGCTAATAGAAAGCTGTTTACCATCATGTAACTCATAGCCTACATAATGACCTTCTATGCTTCTTATAAGCCCCTCAGTGTGCTTAGGTGACGCTAATTCAAATGATTGCCTTACTTTACAATCTTTAATATATACATGACCGAATAACTTCCCATTCATCATCACGTATGCCATATCAAATGGATCATTGTATAACTTAAAGCAACACGGTTGCACTTTACTATGTTCTAATAATCCTGTGTAATACCTTAATAACGTGCCTGCTCGTGTTTCAAATTGGTTTACAATAGTTTCTATGTTCATATTATTTACTCCTTTTTATATAATTTAAATAATTCTTTAATCTAGCTAGTACTAATTCAAAACTCCCTGTAGCTATAACTTTGTAACTTGTTCTTTTATTCGATTTAGGTATATAACTTTCACGCCATGCAGTCCAATTGTTATCAATATATTCAAAATAAACCGTTGATACATAACTTATTGAACAATAATATACTTCATTAGATATACCAGTTATTAAACCAATCCTTTGAGCTTGTTCGTCTAAATTGTAATCCTCTTTAACGGCTTGCACTTCTAACTGTCGCCTCCCAGTCTCTCTCTGTGAATACATCACCGTTTTTATTATCCCCAATCAATACACGTAACGGATCAATATCCACATTACATTGAATCGCATAACTTACTGCTTTAAATAAATCATTGTTCCTATATTCACTTTGACCGTCTATGATACGTTGATATGCGCGTTTTCCCTCTCCACCTTTGCCACCTCTTACGTGGCTAAAACTGTAATTAGGTAATGCTCGTCGAATGGAATACGGTTCTAATACTTGTTCTGTGTAATTACCAGCTTTAGAAAATATTCGTTTCTCGAACTCTCCTTGATACTCAGTTACATTGACACCATTATGAGTGTATATACCTTTAGCTGTTTGACTACCTGCAAGCACAAAATAATTGTTGGGATGTGCTTTGATATCAACAGACGGTAAATAACCTATCTTCTGACCATATTCGATATTGCTACGTTTCTTAAAGATGATATGTTTCCCACCACTTGCCGTTGTTTGTACTAATGTATTTTGTGCATTGGTAACAAGTTCTTCGTAATATGGTATTTGTTTCAAACTATTGAAACCATTCTTACCATCTTCATGATCTACATCAATATCGATACACCATACACCTCGTGTTAATACGCCTAATACATTTGTTTTATGATAAATATTAGAATTATATTCAATGAATTCATCGGTAATATCTTTATCAGCAAATGAAACAGTTGGCTTTTTGTGATTATTTAGTGGTATAACTTCAATATTCTTACTTAATAAGTGTTTCGCTACATGATAACCTGTCATTGTATACCTCCTTTGTAGGTAGCCAGTAACTCTAATAACTCTTATTTTTACCTATATCATCAACAACATTAAAAGTTATCGATTAATGTTACAGTAATAAGAGTTATATAGGTTACCAATTGTTATAACACTATTTTTAGAGTTACTATATAAGTTACCAAGAGTTACAGTAACCTTAGTGTTCAGAAATTAGTTCTAAAGCCATGTTAAATAATTCAATGTTTCCAACTTTATGAACCTTTGTATTTACCCCGTCTATTTTCTTTTGATTATTGATACTAATGCCAATTTTCCTCATATCTTCTTTAGCGTTCTTGTAACGTAAACTTGAGTAATCTTGCTCTATTAAGCGTTGTAATGTTTCATCACCTGCTAATATAAAGCCTTGTTTTGATAACAATCTGATCATAGTAATTTGAGTTTCAGTCAATTCATCTTCATTAAAATAATACTTGAGCGTTACATCTTTAAATTCTCGCCCATTTTCTTTTAAATATTCCAAACTCGTTATTAAGAATGACACAGACGCATTAACTGAAGTGTTGCCATTAGGTTGTATAAAATCCCAATACGGCTTAAATATCTGATAACGTTCTTCATCAGTTTCATTTACAGGTCTATCTTTTAGTGATATTTTAACTGTTCGTGTTGTATTAGCTGTAATTTCACCAGTATCGACACTTTCATTTGTATCTAGTATTAATACGGCGTTATTTTTAAATGTAAATGCGTTTCTTCCAATGCCACGTCCAGAAATTGTTTCACCTGTTGCTATTTTTCTTAATATGCGCATCATTTGTTTAGTGATTTCACCTGTCTCATTAGCATGAGCTATATCTGCACCGTAAAAATTCATCCACTCATTTGCCGATTCAAAACCACCAGAAATAAGGCTATCAAAATTAACTTTGTTCACTGTCATCAATTTTTCAAATGTAACCATAAACAAACCTTTTCCAGAACGACCAAAATCTTTAAGTAAAAACCACTTTTCTGCTTGTATCAATTTCATTTTTCGATACATTGTATAAGCGTGTGTTAGCATTAAATTGTTTTTGCTCTTTTCATTGTCAGTTACTAAATCAAAGAAGTTTCTAGGTATTTCTAAATTGATATCTTTAATATCTAAGTCATATTTAATTGAGTAGAGCTCATCACTTTTTAATTTTTGTTCTGTAAGCGTTAAATTTTGGCAATCATATACCCAGTCATTACCTGCAAAGCAGTATGGATAAATCTTAAAGTTATGAGTTACATTTAAATGTTCGCGGTAAAGCTCTAACATCACATCTAAGAAATCATCAATATAGTACTTGTTATCAACTGGATAGGTTAACGCAAAGTTTGTATTGTCTATCACTTCATACTGGTTATTCTTAACTATAATAAAGCAGTCTAGTTGTTTTGAATAAATGACTCTGTCAGAAATTAGATCAGCTATAAAACGTGCATAGTTATGAAAATGACTAGTTTTAAACGTAGATTGTTTTTCTTCTTCACCATTTTTATCAACAGTCTTGATATTGACGGTTCCATAAACAAGCCCAATTTCTTTTGGTTTTATGGTATAATCTAAAGTAAGATTACTAATATAATCACCTGCAACATTATCTTTTTCTCGGTGATATACATTTCCTTTGTTATTAAAAACTTGTCTATCTGTTGAGATTGATGCAAAGTTTATACGCTTGCTTATCTCTTTTATCCTAGATAGATTAATTGTTGAAACATAATCTAATTTAGAATGAAATTCGAAATGTTTTTTATAAAGTGATACTTCGTCCATGTAGTCACCCTTTCGATAATATTCTGTTTTTGTTAATATATTTACTAGTATTTATTTAAATAAATACGTAGTGTCTATGCGTCATCTGATTCTGTCGCCAAACTTACATCAGATGATGCTTTTTCTATTTCATAAAACTTTTCGATAATATTATCGAACTGCTCTATATAGAGATGGAATAAATTAAACATTTGATTATTGTGAATACGTCTCTCATGATAAGAAAATCCCTCTCCAATTAATTCATCTTTATTTAAGACATGATTTGGTTCATGTGGATATAGCTCCTCAAAATGCCAACCATGATTATCCTTTAAATCTTCGAATCTATCTTTCAACAATTTCAAATCGCTAAACAAATCTTTAATTTCCAAATTCATTTTCTAATCCTCCTGTTAAATTACATCCTAAAGTTATTAGCCATGCATAAACGCTAAAAGCAACATACATGTTAGATATTGCTAGTAATAAAATTGTTAACAATGAAACTAAGCAAATATAAGTTAAGTACATTTTCATTGCCTTGCCTCCTATTTTCCTACTTTAATTTTTGATGAAAACAACTCATCAATTGGCATATCATACATTTCTGAAAGAATCTGACACTCATTTAAATTAAATATTGCCTTGCCACTTTCCTTTAACTGGTAGCGTTGTGGACTAATACCAAGTTTGCTAGCAACTTTCTTTTGTGTGTCACCCTTTTCTTTTCTAGTAATGTATAACATTGGATAAGCTAGTTTTGTCATTTGACCACCTCTTTTACGTAGTTTTACGTCGGATTTTAATTAAAAAAAATATCATCTAAAGTTATATTGGTCATTCCCTTTGAAATAAGTATGTTTTTAAAAGTTAACATTTCTTCTTTCTTAAATTCCGTTTTTCCTTTTTCTTTATTTCTGTATGACTGTTCTGATATTTTAAGCTCTTTTGCCATTTGTTGTTGTGTGAAGTTCAACATTTTCCTATAACCCAGTACTTTATTCACTTATTATCACCTCTTCCCTAGACGTAAGTTCTCGTCTGTATGTATAATATAACAGACACGAAAACTAAAAGCAACACAAAAACGTCGGTTTACGAAAGTTTTTATGGATATTCTCATTAGATAGGAAGTGAAAATATGGATAAAAAAACAGATATTGGTTTACGCATCAAAAGTATCAGACTTGCTAAAGGATTGAATTTAAGAGAATTTGGCGAAGAAATATCAAAATTAACAAAAGAAAAAAAATATATTTCGGATAGTATAGTTAGTCGATGGGAAAAAGGGGTGTCAATACCCAATGCCAAAAGGTTAAAAGCTATTGCAGAATATGGTAATGTGTCTATTAATTTTTTACTATATGGAAATGAGATTTCATACGAAGATATTTATCAAAACATAAAATCAGTGAATATGAAAAACAATATTCAAGACAGGTTAATTGATTTTATCGTTAATTATATGCCCTCTAGTGAGCAAAATACTTATTATTTTAAAGTAGCTAGTTTAATTACAATTATTAATGATCATACAGATTCAAATATAGATTGTATAATAGAACAAATGTATTCATTCATCTCAAATGAGAACATGACATTTTACCATCACGGTGTTTATTTATTGCTAAACGAAGATTTCAAAAAATTACCTGTACAATTATATCTCACTGAATTTATTTATCATTTATTAATCCAAATTTCATTAAAATATCCTGAAGTCTACTTTTTAAACTTGTTGTCGCAATTTGACGACCTCAAAAGTAATATACAAGAAATTTCAACTATGCATGAAATATTACACAATCATACTAGAAGAAGTAAAATAGCAGAATTTATAGACTCTAAAGAATACCAAAAATTAATGAATAAAATCGATGTTATGAAAGAAAAGTTACTCAATAAAAATATTTTAAAAAAACAAGGCGATACTCATGACACATAACTTAAATCTATCCCATAACATATATAAAGACACTAAACGCGGTACTTATTATTTCCGTATCACTTACTATGACAAGAGCAATACTCGCAAGTACATAACACGTAAGGGGTTTAAACAACGTAAAGATGCAGTAAAGAAATGTAACGAAATGATGGACGAATTAGAGGGAGTCGGACACCTTAATAGATTACCTTTTGACAAGCTCGTTGAAGAATATATAGCCTGGTATTCAGCACGTCGAAAGACATCAAGTGTAAAAGCATTAAAGACACATACCAATAACCATTTGCTACCTTATTTTAAATCTATGGATGTATTTAAAATGACTACACAAGATGTGATGAAATTTCAGAATAAGAAGTTAAAAGAGGGGCATTCTGGAGACTACTTAAAGAAGATGCATGTATATTTAGTATCATTACTGAATCATGCAATGAAGTTTCATGAGTTAAAACAAAATGTTGCATCTCTTGTAGGGAATTTTGAAATAGAATCACAGAAACGATTGAATTATTGGACGTTAGAACAATTCAATCAATTCTATGATGCGCTTGCTACACAACAACAAAAATTATTTTTCAAACTATTGTTCTACTCTGGAGCAAGAAAGGGCGAAATTAGAGCTCTCACATGGCGTGACGTTAATTTTGAAGATGAATTTATCCATATAAACAAAACGGACTATCACGGTGAAGTGACAGCCCCTAAAACGAAATCAGCCATGCGTGATATATATTTGCCTACTCACATGATGTATGACATCAAAGATTATTTAATTTGGTATAAAGAGAATAACATATACAAGGACGACTATGTATTGTTTGGTACATTCTATAAAGCTTACAGCGAGTCTACTATTGATCGTTGGTTTACTAACGCATTAAAAGTGTTGGATGAGCAATTACCAAACGGACAAAATTTCCCTAGAATCGTTATACACGAGTTAAGACATAGCCATGCATCTATGCTAGTTAATCTAGGGGCTAGTGTAATGATTATAGCTCAGCGTTTAGGTCACAGCGATACGACTGAAGTATATAACCGATATGGTCATTTATATCCTAGTACACAGAAAGAAATAGTTAAATACTTATAAGGCACTACCAACTAAAATTGGTGGTGTCTTTTTATATCCTGTGCATTTTCTGTGCACTATCTGTGCACTCAAAAATAAAAAGCCTACAACCACTAAGGTCGCAGACTATATAATGGAGACGGCGGGATAAATCTTATCTTGGTATATAGCTGAAAAGCCTATAACTATGCGGTTTACGAGCGATTAACTTTAGAAAGAAAACTAAAGAAATAGAACTAAATTGACACGTATTTGACACGCGCAAACCTAAAAATTAACCACGTCTTAATTGACGTGGTTATCTATTTATTTAGCTTACTAATTTTCTTTCGATATATTTTGGGTATGCTTTTTGTGGGTACAAATCGCCTTTTTTATGGTCAAGTACTACGTATCTATCGTTTACCCAATATATTGCATGTCTTCCATCTGTAATTTTTATAAAGTTTTTACCTGATTCAAACACTTCTTTCACATTCAAATTTTTAAATTCTTCTTTTGTAACAAACATATTTTTAGCTCCTCTATTTATCTTCTTTGTTTTCAAGTGATCTTTGATACTCGTATAACTTTATTATCGTTCTGAATCTGGCATCTGATAAAGATGTTTTTCCATTCCTTAAATCTTGCACAGTTTGATATGGTAATCCGGAATTTTTAGCAATTTTATATCCCGTTTCTTTTTTGAATAACTTTTCTATTGATTCAATTATTTCTTTTATTGCTGTCATTTTTATCCCTCTTCCATAAATTGATAAGCAGTAAAGTAGTAAACAGTGCAACAACACCTTTACTTATATCGTTGCCTAAAAACACGTTTATCCAAATAAGAATGATTAAAATAATGTAAATTGTTTTCATAGTATTTTAGTGTTAGAATTTATATATAGACAGCCCTTTCGGGCTTGTCTACTTACTTATCGTCTTTTTTCAATGTTTTCGCTATGGCAATTGCTGACATTGTATAAAAGGCGATTTCTGCTATAGTTTTAAAATTTTCTAACACTTTTTATCCTCCTCTCAACTGGTATACCTTATTATAACACGATTAAACGTGATACGCAACACTTTTTATAAACTTTTTTCGTTTTTTTGCATAAAAAAATAGGCAAGTACCGAAGTACCTGCCTGTTATCAACATTTAAATCTTGAGAGAAATGTTAAAAAGTTCTAGTAAAATAATAGCACATTTTATCTTTAAATGTAAATAGAAAGCAGGTGTGTAGCGCACCTGCTTAAATAGACATGACTATGTCATTCTAACTGATTTCTCCCCATAAGTCACCTAATATCTGATTAGGTGGGGCAGAACCATTCCATGTTCTAATAGGCAAGTAATAACGTTGCCCCTCCCATGTATATCCTACCCAAACATGACCATCTTGTAACATCACTTCTGTATAATCACAATATCCACCAGGTTGGAATTGGTAAGCTACCGGGCATGATAAGAATGGTCCTATTTTTCTTACAGTGATTGGTTGATTACCGTTTGTGAATCTAGCACTTTCTTCCATGTAGTAAGTACCATATTTATTACGTTTCCATGCACTCGCAACTGGTTTAACTGTATTACTTGAAGCGCTTGACTCATTAGAGACAGTGGCAACTGGTATCTTACCGTCCATATACACTCTAATTTGCTTGATAAAGTAGTCTTTAAGTTGTAATTGTTTATCTTCCGGCAATAGGCCACGAGTTACTGGGTCAAAACCAGTGTGCAATACTGAGCTTCTGTGTGGGCATGATGTTGAAGTGAATTCGTTGTGTAATCTGATTGTATTTCTGTTTGCTGGTAATCCCCATTTTTTCAACAATCTAGCGCATTCTTGGAAAGTCGCCTGTTCATTTTTTAAAAACGTCGCATTATCCGCTCCCATTGATTGACACACTTCAATACCGTAATAATATTTATTGCCTAATTGGTTAGCAGTATGCCAACCTACTTGCGATTCATCTAAAGCTTGCCACACTGTGTTACCTGATACATAACTATGCGCAATACCCGCTTCTAATCTTGATAAAGGTGCGTTAACTAATCCGTTTCGATACGCTTCTGCTGTTGCCCCTTTGCTTCCTGCGTCGTTATGAATAACTATACCCTTAGGATTACCACCACGTTTAGGAAGGTCATAACCTTTAACCACATCTTTGATAATTTTAAGTTCTACCGCTTTAGGTTGTGGCTTAGCTGTTTCCTTTTTAGATGCTTGCGTAGGAGATTGTATTGATCGTGGAGCTGTTTCGCTTTTGAAGTTAGGACGGATAAACCACATAGGGAAATCGTAAGCATGTTGTCGTCTTGTAACTTTTTCCCAACCCCAGCCGGGTTGTTCGATTCTGTCAGTCCAGCCACCGCCTAGCCAATTCTGCTCATATACAATGATATAATCTAAAGTTGCTTCAATTACCCATGCTACGTGTCCGTATCCTGCACCGTAGTTGCTACCGAATACAACCATGTCGCCGGGTTGTGCCAAGAAGTCCGGTGTATTTTGATATACAGTAGCTAGTCCGTTAAAATTATTAGCACTTGGGATGTCTTTGGCACCTACACCTTTTAAGTTATAGCCAAATAAGACTTGCCAACCTGCATTGGCATAATCGAAGCATTGAAACCCATACCATCCGTCCGCATTATATTGTTTTCCCTCAGATGTTTTCAACCACTTTATAAACTCTTTTTTAGTTAATTTTGCTTGCATTGTCGCCACCTCCATGATGATACTCATTCACATCAAAGCTAACCTCATTAGAAGCGTCTGTGAAAGGTTGTGATGTATCATATTCTTTTGGTGCTTTCGCGCTTAATTCCGGCGTTAAACTACTGTCCTGAGATGTTTTCCACGTAACTTGTTGTTCTTCTTTGCTACTATCTCTAGGCGCTTGATATGTCTGTGCTATAGATGAATCGGCAACACCTTTTGACGTTGGGTCGGTAATAACGCCAATACCTGTAAGTAGCGTGAGGATAGCACCTATAATCGCGCTAGCTTGATTTAATTGAGTTGATAAATCGAATCCGAATAAGTCTGTAATTTGCTTGATAAATAACAACAATGCACCAACTAAACCTGTTAATACTGCTTTATTTTTAAATCTTAATTTCCAGTTAATATCCATTTGTTTGCTCCTTTTATCCAAAATAAAAAGCAAACCTCGAAAGGTTAGCTTTAAATTAGATTCTTAATAATCTGTCGTATATTACATTTGAGATTGCGTACCCACCTATTTTGTTAGGATGCACACCGTCGGAATACATTAATTCATTTGTTTTAGTTAAATCAAAATTACCTAAGTTTCTGTATAGGCTCACATGACCTATTTTTAATTCTTTGGCTATGTCACACTGTTTATTACTGTAATCTTCGATTGTGTGCAATGTGCCTGTGTATTTATTGCCACTTGGCGCAATTAAGAAGATGCTAGCGTTTGGTTTCGCTTGTTTAATCCTCGAAATGATTTCTTTCATATCTCTTTCATAATCTGAAATAGGAACATTGCCGACCATGTCATTTGTTCCAAGCAAAATGCCAAAAGTATTAGCTTTACAACGTTTCAGTTGTTTAATGTAGTTATCCCTATCTGTACTAGCGATATGAGAAGCTCTCAAACCACCATTTCCAACTTTATGAATAACCACGCCTTTATTACCTTTATATGCGTATGAGCCTACGAATGTTACTGTTCCACTTACAATTTCGATGTTGATTGTGTGTTTGCCTAAGCTAGTTGTTATTGGTGTAACTTCTTGTGATGTTGCATCAATATTTACCCATTCATTACCGTCGATGTTGTAACGCCATTGCCCTGTGTTAAGTGTATGAACTTCGTAATAGTCAACGTCTTCGCCAAAAGTAACTTTGATGCTGTCGCCTGTTGTACTGCTTTCAATCATAGCGCTGTCTATTCCTTTAGACTGCGAAATATTACCTAATCCCTCATCGTACTGCGTCCAGTTGCCTGTTGTGCTAACAGTTACAGAACCATTCCCAACATGATTATTAGCTAATCCGACAAACCCTATACCAGCATCGCCATACAACTTTGTCATTCTGTCTCTTAATGGTAATGTCAAACGATCTCCCGCTTTGAATTCGCCACCTTGTACCCAACTATCGCCAATGATAGCTATTTCAGTCCTAGTATTTGCATTGGGGTCGAAAAGTTTACTTATTTCAGCGGTATATGTTTGTAAGTTACATTTACCGTAACTGTCTGGATATTCTTTATCTTTATTAGCTGAAAAACTTGATACCTCTAAATATTTGCTAGGTATATAGCGTTTATACTCTATAAAATTCGATGGCAGACTGTCGCCTTTTACAATCATTGTTCCGTTGGTTGCGCTAGTTGTTGCAGACATTCTTATAAAAATAGCATTACTAGGAACTGTAATTGTATTTGTTGATGTCGTGCTAGTTTTGATAAAGTTTTTGTTTGTATCATAAAAAGCGTATAAGTTGTTAGTATTATTTTTAGATAGAGATGTAGCACCTGTAATATCGATAAAATTACTTGATACGTAATTCGCATTTGTACTTAGCGCGCCTGTTGTGGGGTTAACATAAACACCAGCGGTAATATCACTAGGATTAAATAAATTTGACGAACTCTCTGTAAAATTCAACTTATCAATAGAAATTGTGTTGTTTTTAACATTTTCATTTATTACACTTTCGGATTTTAAATTGATGTCTAATTGAGGTAAGTTTAATTTGAAAGGTTCGTACCCAGTGTATTTATCGTTTTTTTCGATTTGATACACTTTGTAATTATATGTGTCTACGCCCTCTTTAATACTTGTTGCTTTAATGTAGTATGCGTTTGTAGGTGTAGTAAAAGTCCTAGCGCCTTTCGGATTTGTAACACGCGCTAATCCGGATATAAACGTTTTGTTGATATCGTAAAAAGCGATTGGATCTGCATAATTTTGCGTGTATACCGTATTAGGAGCTACCGGCAAAAATTTGCTTGTTACATAATAAGCGCTATCACTTACTATTCCTGTTGTGTTGCTAACAATCCTACCTACTTCAATATCGGTAGTATCAAAAATATTCTTGCCAGTTTTGATAAAATCCGTTTTGTTATAAGTAACGGCATTATCTTTAATAATGTTTTCGCCAGCTTCTCCCTTTAACGCATCTCGTTGTTCTTGAGTTAAATTTTCAAACCTTATAACACCCTCAGCACCTCGTTCGCCAGCTTCTCCTTTTTCCCCACGTTCGCCACGCTCGCCCTTAAACTTGTCTGCATTGTCAGCGATGTATTGTTTGGCAGTTGTGTTTAACGTTTCTTTGAAGTCGTCTCCTAGTAACTCACTAGCGTTTGTACGGATAATTCTTTTTACAGTGTCCTCAACTAATGTGATAGACACCTCTTTTTGCACTGCGTTATCTATGCCACTATCGATAATGTAGAAATGGAAGTTTGCGACGTGTATTCTCTCGTGGTCGTTCTCTAGAAATAACTTACAACGCACCATACCGACGTGTTTAATGACATTTTTAGGTAACTTGTAGGTAAGGAACCCTTTTACATTATCGTCGATTAAAACGGGCTCATTTTTGAATATAGAACCGTCTTCCAAGAATAGATGTAACTTAGGTGTCAAATTGCTTTCTTTGAAGTTGATTCTACCTTTTTCGTCGTTGATACCGATTCTGACATAAGCTGTGTTTTCGTCTTCCGTGTAGAAGCGACAACCTATGTCGCCGATATCAACTGTCTTTTTATTTATTCGCGTTTCAATGTCTTGTATTTTGTACATTTACACACCTCTTTATTTATATTTATCTCTTGTGAAGTAGATACCTTTTAAACCGATTTGTTTATATAGCTTAGCGATTGTACTAGCTTGATGTTGGCACCACTCTATAGCAGTAGCGTATTGGTGCGTAGCTGGATTCTTAGGATTCCATCTGATTCTGTACAGTGTATTTTGTCCTTTGTTGATGTAATCCTTTCTTACGAAGCTCGCACCACCCATGATTGCTTTTGCTGGAGATGTCCAACCTTTATTCTTAGCAAACGTCATGGCGTAGTTAGGGTTATTATCGTAAGCGCCGATACCAAAGTAGTTATAAGCACCGTATCTACCACTAGCAAAGTTACTTGTTCCATAACCACTTTCTAAGAAAGCGTGCGCGATCAAATAGATTTCGTTAATGTTGTTTTTCTTACAAGCTTCTGCGAACGCTTTACCTTGATTATTCAATGTCCCCCTACCTTTAAGTATCTTATTAAGCGAACTAACTGAAACACCTTGATACTTTCCTAAATTAAGCATTTGGTAGCATTGTGTGTTACTTTCCCATATTCGCTTAACATTCATTGCTGAGCTCGTTTGTGCTCGTGTAGCGTTAGCCCAGCCCCATGTATGAGATTTTTTCGGGTTACCCCTAGACATTTGTCTATCCAGTGCTTGCTGGAATGTGAATGGACTTGTTTCAGTAACGATGCTTGGTTTTTCGTCTGACGGAGTGGGTCCTCTTTTGGATGCGCTGTCAACTGATGTTTTATCGCTAATTCGTATCGTCGTTTTTGTCGTTACTTCTTTAATGTTTTCTCGCGTCAATATATCTCGTTTAATGTATGTCTCGAGCATTTTCTTTTTAACTTGCTCATACCTTGCGTTATCTGGTATACCTTGCTTAATCAAGTCGTAATTAATTAAATCTTTCATACTACGCCAAATATTAGGGTCTACCTTTAACGTCGTTTCAGATAATTCTTTATCTGTTCCTGACAACAACCATACACCCCGTATTAAAGCTTGTATTTGGTTCATTAAGAATTGACGCTTACTATCTGTTTGACCACCACATACTTCAATAACTAGCCAATTAGGGTGACGCGGGTCATCAAAATTGGTTGGTCTAGCAAGCCATGTAGCCTCTCTATCGACATATAAATGCGGTATTTCATAATCGCTGATAAACTTATTTCTTTGCGTGTACAGTTCGTCTACAGAACGCATATGCATTGATTCTTTTATATATAATCCTTGAATATCTGAGCGTTCATCACCCATTACAACTATATGATCAATAAAATGCTCTTCTTTATCTAAAACATTGCTGTAAGCAGTGTATTTTACTGTTTTAACTTCTTTAAATTGCGGTTTCTTCGCTTCGCCAGTAATTGTTGAGTCATTGGCTTTTGATGCTGAACTTGTATCAGTACTACTAGGTTTGCTAGTATCTTTTGAATATGGAGGTCTGACAAAGCCTGTAACACTTACATAAGGGTGTCTTACTAAACTTCCCGGAGAACCTGTCCAACTATTAGAATTAACCCAGTTTTGGTCAACGCTATAAAAATAACTTTTATTAGATGGTCCTACTACTATTGCGGTGTGTCCGTCCGAACCTATTCCGTTGCCAGGGTGCCAAACTGCGATGTCTCCAGGTTCCGGTACAAATCCAGATGAATAACGATAGAATCGGAAACCCTTAGGATATCTGTAATTAGCCATATCCTTAGCATTGCCCCATGTTACAAAACCCCAATATCTTTTAAAAATAAAGTTAGGTGTATCCCAACATTGACTGCCTCGATAATTATCTATATTAATCCTCTTACCAATATTCGACTTTGCCCACTCCACCACTTCACTAGCTGTAGGCTTTCTAGTCTTTGGATTAGGTAATCCCATGTATGCACCTCATTTCAATCAAAATAAAAAGCCAGTGCCGAAGCACTGACTCTTAACTGTTATTTACATTTACCAAACCAGAAGCACGCCCAGAAGCTATATCCTAAAATCCCTTTAAGCACGGTAATCACCTCCTTTAAATGCCAAAAATAGTTTTTAACAAGGCTATAACAAATGTACTTAGAATCGTCCCTATTAATCCTAGAATCCACATCTTGATGTCTCTAATATTTTTAGCATTTTTCTCTTTATTTTTTTCATCTTCTTCTTTGTCACGCCTTAGTTCTTCGAAATTTCTATCTAACTTGTCATAAATTTTTTCTTGCGTTCTCAGACTGTCTTCTATTCTGTCGAATTTTTCAAACATAGTCTTATCATTTTCTTCTAATCGCGTTAAACGCCAATCTTGTTCGTGTCGTTTGGTAAATCCAAACATTACACCACCCACTTTTTGTTAAATTAAAAAGCCACAAGCATTACACCTGTGACTTTTCATCTTTTGTTTCTGGATATTTTTCACCAGTGATCAATGCATATTCTTCTTTGTCGATTACACCCATGTCTACGTACCACTTAATTTGCTCATTTTTATAGCAACCCCACACATAAAAAGTTTTAATGTCTTTAAAAGTTGGATAAATCATCTTCATCATTTAAACGTCCCCCTCAGTATTTGTTTTGTTAGTTTTCAGTTCGGTCAACTGTTGTGTTAACATAGCGTTTTGTTGCGTCAATTGCATTGTCAACATGTTCACTTGCGTCATCTGCATTTGCATACTCGCAACCATTCCGCGAAGTTCCTCATCACTTAAATCTGACGCACTTTGTTGGTTTGATGCATTCGGTACGTCTTCTTTTTCGAAATTGCTATTGTATTTAATTTCGCCGTTAGTGAAAACAAACTTTCTAGGTTCGAACTCTTCTTTAAATTTAATAGGCACATTGTTATCATCTACATCTAAACTATTGCGTAAACCGCCAGTATTAACGAATCCGATAACTTCGTTTTTATCGTTTACTGTGATTTTCATTATTTCCACCCCATAATTTTAGTTATAGTAACTTTGTTGGCATTCGCTCCAGAACCTGATGTTTTACCTAAATCAAAGTACACATCGTTATCTATTCTTAAAGTAGTGCTACTTGTTTTGGATAGTAAGCACTCATAAATACCGCCACCGTTGCCGTCTGAGTCAACTACATTCGCTTTACTCAATTGAATCGCGTTAGGTAATGCGGTAAGTCCGAATCCCTCAATAACGCCACCTGGATAAGTTCCACTTACTAATAAAATAGAATAGTTTGTGTATGGTTCGGTTAGATTGATTGTTGTACCTACACCATTTGCTCCACCGTCGAACAATACCGTTGACTTATGTTCATTAGGAACTGTCCACTGTTGCTCAAGTCTGCCGTTTGTGATTGATCGTGTGTAAATCTTTTTAGAGTTATAAGGCGTGAAGTTAAATAGCTTGTTTGTATCGTCTTTAACGAATACCGATAAATAACCCTCATAACTTTCAACACTACCTGGTAAATCCGGCACTCTTGTTGCATAGTAATTACCAGCAGTTAAATATCCCAAATCGCCTTGCGCATTATTTAAGTTAACTTGAATTGATTGACCATTCGCCTCTGTCATCTTATGTTGTTGCCAGCTCGTTGTTCCGAATTTATCATCTACATACTGCTTAGCTTGATTTAAAGCGTTGTTAGACGTTTCTTCAACAAATTGCTTAGTTAAGTTTCCATCATTCTTTTTATAAAACGGGTACCATGTGCCGTAGATTTTGTATTTTGTGTACTCATCGTTTGAATCGTCTGGGTACCATGTTGCACGAGCAGTATTATTATCAACAACATAAACAACTAACACACCAGATTTGCTTGATGTATAAGTTGATTCATCGAACGAAGAACCGTCATCAACACCATCTTGTCCAGGCTTCTCTAACGTGCCTATATCCGTCTTTTCTGGCGCATCTGTTGCATTAGTAATATGAATAATCCTAGATGTGTTAACTGCGCTTAAAACGCTATCTATGGACTGCTCATACGATTCAATTGCTTTACCGTAATCATCTGTAAGTTTAGACTTTTGCCAATTTGTTGTTGAATTACCTTTAACAAGGTCAGCGCCATTGATTTGTTGTTCAACTTCGTTAACACGTTCAAAAATCGCTTGCTCTTTTTCAACTATTTTATCGACTTCAGCTGTAACAGCTTGTGTTGCACTAGTTTGCGTCGCAGTAATAGCTTGTATAGCTTCGTTTTGCTTGATTTCGATTTGTTGAATGCCTTTTGTCGCACTATCATTCACTTTTGCTATTAACGTTTGTGTATCAGCCATATTTTGCTTTAATTGGTTAAAGTCTTTACCGACTGCTTCGATAGTATCTTGAATAGATTTGATATAAACAAGCTTTGTTATACCATCAAACCCACTAACTAAATCATTTTCAATATTGAAGCTGAATTGACGTTCAACAACAACATTATTACTCCCGTTTTGTGTAAAGAATGCCTGAGCATGCACCTTGCCTGAATGTTTTAAAAATTCATTCGGTATCACATACTGCAAACGCCCATTAATTGCGTCTACTATCGTTAATTCGTCTGAAATATAAGCGCCTCTATCTACGTTATAATCATCGGTTTTTAACACGATAGATGTTTTAACATGTTCAGAACTTATAGATAACGGTCTGTTATTCTTAGTTACCGAAAAATTTAAAACACCAGTTCCTCTATCTGATTCATAGAAACTGATGTTTGTATCAATAACAGGATTATATTGTGATGTTGTTTGTAACTCGATTAAGTTATCATCTTTCGAAAAATTATCTACTACCATTATGCAACCTCCTTACCTTCAAATAAACTCCACTTACTTGTACCACCAGATCCGAAGTTTCTAAGTAAAAACTGATGAGCAGATGCAAAGTTATTACGTCTTAACACTTGTGTTGTGTTGCCTGGTGTATTCGATTTTACTTCTAACACCCAACCTGCAATTCCTTTATAGTCTTTCGGGAAGTCGGTAAAGCGTTTTGATTCTTCAGCCGTGATATAGAAGTCTAGGCCAACGATTTTCAAGTCGGATAGTTTTGTGATGCTCTTAGGTATATGTTCCCAATATCCAGCACTCTGCGGGTTAAAGTTCCATGCTCCGTTGTTTTTCTTATTGAAAATGTCAATGACACGTTCGAATTTAAGCATATTTCTACCTGTGCTGTTTCTGGTAAATACTTGTCTTAGAGCACCATTATAGTGTCCAGGCAGTACATCCAAGAACCACCCTGCATCTCTAAACGCTTTCGGTAACGGGAAATCTAATGCATTTTGTGTGTCTTGCGTATAGATATAGTAATGACCAACTTCCGTAATATCACTTAGATATGCTGGGTTCTGTATTGGTAACGGTTTAACACGTCCACCTGAATCAGTCATCGATACTTGAGGTGCAATGTTTTTTAAGAATTGGTTAACACCTCTTTGGCCGATAGAATAAATTGAGTGATGTCTGTTATTACCAGGTCCAATAGTTACCCCTATTAAAAGTGCTTTACGTCCTGTTTCTAGATCGTAATACATATCTAGACCCTCAGCTTCTTGGAAGTCTCCTTTAAAGTTATTATTCACACCGCCAATATCGATACGTCGTTTAAATAACAATTCTTTTGTTTTTATATCGAAACCTTGTAAGTAGTTAGGGTTGGCTGTATTCGAATCACCTGTATACCAATATAAGATACCTGCATCATAAGTGATACCTTGCATAGGTTGTGTATCTGAAGTGTATTCCATAGGTATATCCATTTGATACAATACTTTGTCTATACCTTTATCAATATCGTCAGCACTTCTTACTTCAATGAAATTCAATGAATTCTTAGCTTGTCTTTCAGAAGCTTTATATTCACGTCTGAAAATCATTAAATTTTCTATAGGATTATAAATCGCTGACGTATATCTGTCGTTAAATATATTCGGCATGACGTCTTGCATTTCATTGCCATATGTTATTTCTCCAGTTCTATATTTAAAGCGTACAAACTTATTATTGTCGTTACCGTCTAACACTGCTGAATAAATCCACAACTCGTTATTAATATATCTATACGCGTTGTGTGTACCATGACCGCCTTTTTTAACAAGTAACCTGTCAATAAATTGCCCGTTAGGTTTTAACCTAGACAACATATAATGGTTGCCTGGACGCGCTTGTGTCATATAAATAATTTTTGTTCTTGGGTCAATCCAAAATGATTGCATTACTGCATTAGTATATGGTGATAAATCGGTGATGAATTCCGGTTCTTGCTCTTGCGGTTGAAATCTATATTCAGTTGCTCTGTATTCCTTGTAGTTATCATCAACTGCTTTTTTAACCGTTTTAGTGAAAGCGTCTAGTGTTGAATAATCATGATACAAACGATCTTGTAATGTCTTATGACCATAACCAGTATTATCAACACGTGCGTCTGTCACTTCGTTAATACCGTCGCCGTTATGACCTAGAATCATGTTGCTGAAACGGCCATTTAGATACGTTAAATAATCTTCAACACTGTCATTCAAGTATTTAATTTGTTTCGCTGAGTGTGCGTATATTTCTTCTTTTTGATGATAGATAAACATTTTCTCAAGTTTGCTCATGCCTTCATCCAACAAGCGATAGTTATACTCATGTTGAGCAACTATTTTCCGGCCTGTCATTGAGTGTAAACTTGTAATTAATCCGTAAGCCATTGGTTGCCTCCTTTAATCATAAAAACTGTAATAATCCTTTATTAGTTCATACATAATCACTTCGTGTCCTTTTTCGTTAGGGTGTAATCCATCTGGCATGCTAGACTTTCTGAAAGCTGGGTTGTATGGCTTGAAGTAATCTGTGTGATAAGCGTCAAATACTGGTACATTTAATTCACTACAAGCTAATACTTGAGCATTTACATAGTCTTCAAGTGTTAGCCCTAACTTGTTTTTATCCGTATCTTTACGGCGTATTTTAGTACCATCCATAGGACATTGTCTTGTAGCTGTCATAACCAATATCTTTGAATCAGGGTTATTCTTTCTAATAACTTCAATTGCAGAACAAAAGGCACCGTAAAACGTTTTAGTGTCCGTTTTATCAGTGCCAATCGGTACGCCTGCCCAATAACCGTGTAACCAGTCATCGTCAGTTCCTTGTAATATAATTAAATCCCCTCTTACCTCTTCAGCTTGGCGGTATATACTGTTTTCCACCGCATCTTTTCCAATTGGAACTGTTGCCATTGTGGCGCCACCTTTAGCAAGATTAGCCGTTTTAGCTTTTAACTTCTTGCCTAACATTTCAGTGAAGTTCACTTTAGCGTGTGATCCTCTAGCTACAGAATCGCCAATTGTTCCAATAGATTTGATATTTCTTATACTTGATTGGCTCGTAAAGTCGTACATGATCGTACCGTTAGCAGTAGTAACTGTTTTAGTGTTAACTTTATCCACTTTAGCGTTTAATTTTTCGGTTTTCTTTAGAATGTCATTGTTAATAGATAAGCTAGCATTCACTTTCGCATTTAAAGCTTTTAGTTCTTTTGAAGGGTCTGATTTAGTAGATTTCACACTCTTAACATAATTCGCAGCGTCATGAACAGCCTTGTTATAACGATTACGTCTGGTAAAATCTCCTAACACTACATCTTGTTTAGTGATATTGTTATAAGCGTCTCTTTCAGTTGTTATTTCTACTATTCTTACTAAATCGTTATAACCTATAGTAGAATCTACCACCCTAACAACATCGCCAATTCTCGGATTAGCTTCAGGAAAATGTTCGCGCAAGGCTACAAAATCTAAAGAAATAGAAGCAGTGACACTTTTCTTTATCACTAACTCCATTGCTTTCTTTAGACTTTCTTCTTTTTTAATACGCCCATCAACAAGAGGCGGTGCTTCTCTTTTTCCTATCAATTGTGCTAATGGGTGAGTAAATTCAATTTGCAAACCTGCTTCTGTTAAAGTTTGTTGTCCATCAAAATCACCGTATCCTTTAATAAAGGTATAACACTTAGACGCATCTTCTTGTATTTTGACGTTATCAGCATTCACACCAGCTTTAATGTAATAATTGGCAAACTTAGATAATTCATCATACAAATGAAACGTTTTAGTCTTTGCGTCGTATTCATATTCGAGATGATAACGCTCAAGTCCTTTTTTAAAGATTTCTAATCGTGTATCTCCTTTGCCTAATCCCTCGAATTTAGATGCATCTACTTTTGGATGTAATACATACTTATAACCCGTTCCTTTAAAGACAGTATTGAAGAACTCAACGCCTGTAAAACTTTCGTTATACTCTTGGTAAATCCTAGAGTTATTAAGGTCATCTAATTCTTTTTGTCTAGCTTTGATATCAAGCCTTATTTTTTCGCCAATAGTAGACTTATCAAGTATGACAATCACATATTCGTTAAAATCATCTTTGCCTTCAACATGAGTCATCGTCCACATTTTAGTAATTGCACCTATTGCGTCAAATGTACTAGCGTTCTCGATAATAGTTAAATCCAAAGAACTATCTTCGTTTAGCTTTTTACTTACTTTTGTACTAACGTTAATCGCATGCCCTACACCCTGTAGACTTTTTAATAAAATTGGCATAGGCTACTCCTTATCTAAAATATAATTTGTGTCTGAAAGTAATTTGCTTCATTACTTTATTAGATTTAAAACGATTCCAGCCTGGATATAAAACCGGTTGTTCTAAAGTCTTATTAAAAGAATCTATGTTTAAATAACCTCTATAGGTATGTTTACCGTCAAAGATTATTTTATCTCCTGCTTTTAAATCAACATCTTTGATGACCGAGATATTCCCTTTATCTGTATAAAACGTGAAGCCGTCTTTATCATCAGCTTTAACATCTTCAGCTAACTCTATTTCAACAACATTAAACTGATTAAACTGTGTTAACGGAACATCACCGTTATAATACACTTCTCCAGAGTTAGTGTTGTAAAACGTCATTTTACGTCTCTTGTCCCCTTCATTTGTAGGCAACCTGTCAGGTACCGACCATTTTTCTGGGTCGTTATCACTTTCAAGGTCAGTGCTATAACCGACACTTTCAAAGTATGGTAGTTCGGTTGTTTCAAATGACAAAGAAAATTCCCCTGATGTTTGTGTTGTATCAAAAGACACTTCGCTTACCAAACCCACTAAAAGTTGTCGTCCATCAACATAATCAAGTTCGAAAGCTTGTTTTCCTTTTGATGCATCTAATATATGTTCGTACTTAATTGAATTGTCTGGTGTTGCTAACTCCCTTAAATAAAAACGCCCAGCAAATAGTGCTTGGACGTCTGATTTTAAATGTGAAGCATAAGCAATCTTAGGTACTTTGTACCTTAACTTAAGCTCTACTTTTTTAAGTTCTTCTTTAGCGTAATTATGAAATCTACCATCAATACCCTCTATGTCAGAATAGTTACGATGATAGCCTGCGCCTGTAACGTTATATTCAACTACTTCCAAGTGATTATAAGTGAAAGGGTTGTCACTGACGCGATACTGCGAACCATTCCTTATTACTTCTATATCGTGCGCTATCAACTAACAAACCTCCCTTATAATAAGTTGAAACTTCCATCTATAGCGTCTATATCATCAATGCGTGATTTGATTAAATCAAGGTCTCCTTCATTTCTAATAGTTACATTCACAATAGGTCTATTATTTTCTTTTAAGCTATGTTGAACATCGCCTGACATGTGTCTATCAAAAGTGGTGCTTATCGGGTCTCCTATACTATCTGTAAGTGTAGATGATAGCTCTTTGTTAAATGCACTACCGAAATCTGTAGCAATTACTTTAGCTTGCGATACTGCTAAGCCTTTGCCTAAACCACTACCTCCACCATGACCGCTCACGAATGAAGTTACAGAATCCCAAGCTGATGAAATCGCATCGCCTACCGCGCTGACTACTTTGTGCGCAGCGTTAGCTACACCCTCAGCTACTTTACCGATCAAATCTGCACCGGCATTTAAGAAATCACCGAAGAAATCTTTGATTCTATTAAGTGCATTTCTCATGCCATCGCCTACATTTGAAACAACTCTTTTAAATCCATCGGCCACTTTACTTGCGAAACTTGTAACTGTATTCCAAATATTAGAAACCCATTCGGAACCTTTTGTGATAATAAAGTTTAGCGCTTGCCCCATTTTTTCAGCTATGCTCGAAGCAACTCGACTGAACCAACTTGTAACAGTGTTCCAAATACCGCTAACAAAATTAGTGATTGTACTCCATATCTGTGACCAACTTGTACCAAACATAGAAAGCGTTCGATTCATTACGCCAGTTAAAAAGCCGATAATTGACTCCCAAACTGATTGCATGTATTGCCAAATCGTATCAAGTACATTGGTAACCGTAGTTTTAATAGTCTCCCAAGCACCTGAGAAGTCGCCAGTAAGCAACTGTATCAAAGCAGTGAATAAACCTACTATGATTTGGACTGCTACGGATATTACCGTTCCTATGGCTTGGAACGCGATTGTAATTAACGTCCACAAGCCTTGTATGATGTTCATAACGTTTGTGATGATACCTATAACTAAAACACCTAATACTTGCATGAATATTTGTCCTAGCATTTGTAATATAGGCATGATTGGTTGCAACGTTGATTGAATTTTGCCCCACAATTGAGTTAACCAATCTACTACACCTTGAATCGCACCGGAAACTGCTGTTTTAATACCGTTCCAAGATTCAGTTATTGTTTTTCTGAAATTCTCGTTTGTTTTCCATAAATAAACAAGAATGCCAATGAATGCGCCAATTACGGCAATCACTGCTAATACTGGCCAAGAAACACTTGTGAAAGCACCAGCCAATAAACCAAACGCTTTACTTACCAATCCAGTTATTCTAGTTAAATCCAGTATTCTTTTGACAACGTTCAATAAAGTCATACTAAACACATTACTTAATACACTGCTAACAGCTGCAATCGGAGCCATTAAAGCCCAAAATACGCCACCTAAAATACCCATAACACCGATAATTTGAGCGACTGCTGGGTGTGTTTCGAATAGTTTGGCGATAAATCCAGCTAAATTAGTAATGAAATCTAGTAATTTACTAGCTATAGGAGCCATTGCAGTACCAAATGCCACTAACGCTTTTACGATATTACCGATTAACTGCATAATAGTAGGACCATTCTCTTGAACATAACTTATAAAGTCTTTAAACCCTTGTGATTGACCTACTTGTTCTGACCACGCTCTGAATTGAGAGGTTAACTTAACCAGCCAATCAAATATATTTGAACTGTTTTGTCCAAAAGCAATCATTAAATTGCCAATTCCAGAAAATACATTACCAAATATTTGCCATAATTTAGGCAAGTTTGTCTTTGTGTATTCGATGAATGCTTGTATCGCATTTTGTCCTGCTACACTGTTAGCCCAGTTCTGGAATTTTTGTCCTAAACTATCTAAGCCATTAGCTACCCACAAAAATAATGGTGCTAATTGAGTGAACACATTCACTAATCCATCACCAAAACGACCTGCCGCGCTTAATAAAGCGTCAAGCGTCTTAACACCTGTTGTATTCATCATGTTAAAGAACTTTTGTGCTGTTTGGCTATTTTGAGCCCATTTCAACACTTTCTGAGAAGCTTGTTCCATAGATTGAGCTACGCCAGATATAAAAGGTTTTAATGCAATTAAGGCTGTTTTAATTGTGTTTAAACCATTAGCTAATGTATTGAATATTCGAGCTTGATTCTGCTTGATAATATCTTGCCAAGTTGTTTTAACACCATTTAAAGCAGATTGGTAAGCTTGTGTTTCTTTAGTTGCTTGTAACGTTCCATCTTTGAGCATTTTAATAGCACTAATTGCCATTGCACCAAATGCTACTGCACCTGCACCAGCAATACTGAATGCACCAGCTAATCCTAGAACGCCACCACCTAATACACCGACCGCATTAAGTACTGCCATTATTGCAGGTACTAAGCCAGCAATTACTGGTATTAAAGCTTGAACACTAGCAATCATTAAACCTTTAACTTGTTGAGCAAATATTGTACCAAACGTACGAATTTTAGTAGCTAGCGCATCCATTTTCTTACCGTACTCGGTTAAAGACTGATTCAATGCCTTAGTTAAGATTTGCGCTCTTGTCATCCCTTTAGTGTTAAATTCAACTTTTACTGTCTTATCGAATAGCGTAGCCAACATTGCTTTAGCACCCACAACTGAATGTTTCAAACGAGAGTTGTCGCCATCTATCTTGACAGTATGCTCACGCCATTTTTGCGCCATAGCTTTAGCGCGCTGTAACGATCTTTGGAATCTTGAAATATCCGCTTTTACATCTGTTTCAATTTCATTTGGCACTGCTGTTTTTGCTAATCGTTGAGCTTTCCTTACGTTATTTTGAAAGTCTCTAATATTAGCCATAATCTTTGCCATAAAATGAGTATCCAAAAGCTAACCCCCTTTCGATTCAAGGAATTTTCTTGTACCTTCTTTGAACTTGGCACGTTTTCTTTTTTCATCTTCTAATCTAGCCTGTTTTACACGTGCATAGCTACCAGGTTCTCTTATTTCGTAACGCTGTTTCTCAATGTCACGAGCCATTCCTGTTAACTTTTTAGAAGCTTGTACTAAGCCATTAGCTTGCGCTTGTTCGATAACTAGCTGTCTTTGGTCTAAATATCTATCCTGACCACCAATGAGCCAATCACGCCATTCAGTAGGCGTTAAAGCTAACAGTTCATGCTCAGGAATGTAACCTAAGTATCTAGCTGTTAATTGTCTTACTTTTGAGTAATCGTGTAAGGTTCTGCGCCCATGATTTCCTTGTAATTCTCTTTCATCATTTCTACGCCCATTTTCGTCATCTCTTTGTCGTCGTTCTTCGACATGCTCACTGCTTTGTGCAACGTCATCCAGTACGAGCGACTCTCTCTCTTGAAAAAACCACTGTTGTTAAGTTTATCCAAAGCACCTTGTAATAGTGGCAAAGTATCTTCGCTCTCAGTAATGAAATCATCAATTGCTTTTTCTAACTGTTCACGAGTTGGCGGGTTTTTTAGGTAAGCTGTTGCACATTCCCAAAACTGCAAAATCGCTTTATTACGAGATTCTAATAAGCCATTGAAAATAACATTAAATCCTGGTGTCGTTCCTTTTCTACCGTTTTCATCAGTGGTTTCTTGTGAGAACTTTTCTGCTTTTTGGTCAAATGCAAAAGATACTTTCGCTTCTACTTCGTAATCTTTTTCTCCGTCGTTAATTTTTAATGTTGTAATTGGATTAAATTCAGTCAAAATGTATACCTCTTTTCAAATTTTGTATAAAAAAATAGGGAGCGTATGCCCCCTTGATCTATTCGTTTACAGAGAATGGTCTTCCGTGTGTGAATCAGATACAACACTAGCTTTCTTTTGATTCTCGAATGTTCCGACTTTTTCGCCGAATTTTTCGTATTCAACTGTAGGTGCACCTGCAGCTTCAAACCATTCTTTCGGCAAGTTATCTTCAGCACCTTCTGCTGTATTCCATTTAATTTTTAATGTTAATTCAATTTTGTTATCTTCATCATCAAACGACATTTCAAATGATTCAGGAACAGCATAACCAAACACACCATGATATTTACCATCAGCACGTTTATTACGCTCATAAAGCCATAAGCGTACTTGTCCGCCTGTTTGTACTGCATGCTTCATTGCTGCAATACCTTTGTCTCCTGGCACGTTGCCAATTGTCAATTTAACTTCTTCTGACATTGCATTAGAAGAATAGTCCGTTTTACCGCCTCGCACTATTTCAGCTAAATCATTTTCAATCGTATGTCCGCCTTCTTGTAAATCAGCTAATAATAATGATTCTACTGGGTCTAAATCTGTTTCAGCTGGACGTACAACCGCTAAATAGTTTTTTTGCGCCATTTAATACACTCCTTCGTTTTTCTTTTTATGTCTGTACTTAAATAAAAGCCGTATCGTGCCATGCTTAGTAAACCTGTCTATATCAGGGAATACTGCTTGACTATCGATACGACTAAATTGAAATTCATAATTTTCTATCTCTATAGGCCTGTTAAGCACATAGCCTATTGCACTTAAAATGAGCTTAGCCTCGTATTGTGTAGCGAACTGTGAATACACATGTATGACAATACCGACCGTTTCTCTCATTGTTGCACTAGATTCGTTGTTAGTGACGTTAGATTCACCCACAACAATATATGGGTAAACAGCGTCATCTTGAACAACGTCAAAGACCCTATCATCAACTAGTTTGTTAATGTTAGGGTCTGAGATTAATCTTATATATATTTGATTTGTAAGTTCAGGTTCAACTGATACCCACATATTTAACCACCTCTATGAAAAATACTGCTCGAATGTCTTGCGTCCTGCGTCAATTGCAGGGTTCCAAAATGGCTGTGGCGCTTGACCATATGTTGTGTACCATTCGCTGTCATCACCTTTAAAACTCCACGGAATCTTTGTAGCACGACTACCACCAGGACCAGTAGCATATATACCAGTACCGTATTCAACGTATATTGCATAATCTGCGCCGACACTTATAACACTGGATAACCCACCGTCGAAATATTTAAAGTCAATACTTTCTTCTAAAAAACCTAAGTCAACAGGAGCTAATGCGACAGCAGTGTTATATATCTTCATCGTTGTTTTAGCGATACCTTTTTTAACCCACTCTTCTATTTTCTTATCGAACTTATCCAATTCAACAACCATGCTATCAGCACCATACTTAACCTTTGCCATATGGCACCTGCTTAAGTCGTAGTAACTTAATTTCATGTTGTCCGCCCTGATCTACAGAATCGCCTATAATACTAAAGATTCTACCCTCATACTCAAATAAATTGTTTTTAGATATTGGTAAGTCATAAGGTACGTATAGGTTTCTGTCGTATTCAAGGGACATTTGATGAAATTTTAATTGTTCAGATGTAGTAGGCGTATCCATAAATCCTTTAATTGTTTTATTGCTAACAAAACGCTCTTGTATAATTGGATACTCTCCTACTTTTTTAATACTTCCAATAGAAATGGTATGTGGGAATTCGTCGTACGGGTTAAACACAAACAACACCTCTATCTTATTGGTTTAAACGGATGAAACTTTGCTCGTTTATACCTGTTTAATACTCCACTAATGTAATCGGGGACACCATCGTTATAAGTGTACGATACTGTCCCCATGCTTCTAGATTTTAAGTTTCTTTTAACCTCAGGACGTTGATAATACTCTAGAACATCTGCGACATACTTTTTGATTGAGTAGGGATAAATAACTTGACCATCTTTCATGAAATCATTGTTTGTTATATCCCTAACATCTTCTAGTATTCCGTCAACTTCCATCTTAAATATTTCTTCTTCATCACTTTTAACTTCTACTCCATTTTTCTTGAGTAAAAGTTTAACATCTTCATAAAGAGTCATTTTTATCACTCGCTCTTATCAGACGTAGTACGGCGTGATTTAACCTCTTTGTAACCAACAAGACTGTAATAAGAGTCAAACGCCTTCTTTGTAACAGTAATGGTCACATCGTCTTTTTTTACCTTAATCTCTTCTGCAGGATTAGCCATCATATATCCTCCTATTCAGTTGGTTTAAGCGTTGCGAACGCTTCTGGTTTAACGTTCATGTATGCAATATGCATCGTCGCACGTAAAGCGAACATATCACGTTCGAATAATGATACCGGTTGATCAGATGCATCAGATGCTTGTAATGTTGTTAAAGTTGCATCCTCTGAAATCGCATATTCGATACCTTGTAAGATACCATAACGTGCGTAATCCCAGTCACCCATTAAAGCTAATGACTGTTTCTTATCAAACACATCAGCACCAGTGTAAGATAAAGGTAGTCCCATAATTTCATTACCATTTGCATCAAACAATGGATGTTTATTACCATCTAAAGCATTACGCATTTTACTTCTGAACGAACGCGTAGTTAATACTCCGTTTGGATCTAATTCTTCATCTTCAATAGTAGCCATTAACGCTGAAAGGTCTACGTATAAATCTTTAGAATCATTAACCACATTACCTTTTTCTTCTGCACCTGTTACAAGTGGTTTACCACTAGTTGAAGTGTTATAAGGTGATTTAGTACCAAAGATAACAGCTTGGTCAAACGCTTTGTAAAACGCCTCTGCAATTAAAGGTTTAACCTCATTAAAGAAATCTTTTGCAGTCCATTTAAGAAACTCTTTTGATAACGGGATAATTACACCAATTTTCTTAGCTTCCATTTCTGCTTGTGCGTATTCAGGTTTTGAGGTTTGAATACGTTCCGTTTCTGATACCCAGTAAGCGCCTACACCTTTAGCTAAGTAAGTAAATTTTTTCTTTTGAGCTGTCATCGGCTCATTTTTAGCTAATTTCATAATTGCTGAATTAGCCATAATGTCTTTCATGATTAAAGTACCTTGTTCTGCTGGAATTACGCCGTTTTTAAAATCCGATAAAATAACATTGCCTGGCGTGTATGTTGGAGTTGCCATATTTTATTACCTCACTTTATTTTCTAATATTGATTTCTTTCGCCATTTCTTCAATGGACTTTACATTTGAAGAGTCTAAATCTTGATTTTGTGATTCTTTAACATCTCTTCCACTCGATTTAAATTTAGACTCAACACCTTCTTGAACATACTTGTCAAAAGTTTCTTTTAAAGCTTTTAAGTTTTGCTCAGTATCTTCATCAGAGTCGCCTAAAAATCTATCAACTAAGGAGGTTGGTAAATTTAGTTCTTGCGCTTTACCCAATGCATTACTTCTTAGTTTTTCGCGTTTTGCTTCTGCATCGCGTTTTTCTAACTCTTTTTCAAGAGCACTAATGCGTTTTTGTTCTTCTGATTGTTCAGGATTACGCTTCTGTACTTCTTTTTCGATTAGATTCTCTAGATTTTTTTCTTTCCACGACTCTAATCCTTTCGAATGATAACGATCTAATTCAGGTTGAATGAATCGTTTACCTTCTTCTGTATCTAAAAAGCCTTTAACGTCATCAACTGACACCGTCTTAAGTCCATTTAGATAATCTTTTACTTCTTTATCGTCTTTGTGTTCTTCAAAAAAAGACTTAACTTCTTCGATATTCATATATCAAAACTCCTTTTTGCCCTTTGCGTACCGTAACAGTCCGAAAAGTGCATAATAAAAAGCAGTTTAACGACATGCTAAGGTCGAGTAGTAAGGTGATAACTTATTTAAAAGTAATTACCATTTTCTTAACGTTGTTTTTGTATTCTTTGAATTTGTTGAAGTCTACATCTCCCTCTACTTCTATGAAGCAAGTGTCAGGACTATACGAAGCTATAACATCATAATCTGAACCGAATTCCGATTCCTTTTTCTTCGGTAAAGCGTCGTATTTTTCAGCTTTAATAAGCAATTCGTTGTAATCCACCAAATCAATATTCACTGTATTACGTTCCATTTTTCAACCACCTTTTCGCTTATATTCCTCCCACTCACGATAAGTCATGAACGGGATAACTTCATTTTTACCATCGTCATTACGCGCTCTCATTACAGTTGGTAATTCATCTTCATCAATGTAATAAAGTAATTTGCAACGACAATTAATATTCTCTTTCGCACTGTTTACACCAATAAATAGCTTGGGCGCCTGCCCAACACACCCACTTGATTTAAAATTCTGATCTATTTCCACTGATTCCCCATCTAAATGACGATGAGTATCGCGTGTTCGTGTATCTTTGGTAGCATGCCAACGTTTCTTCATCTTCAAACCATTATCTTTAGCAACCATTGCGCTATCTAATCCAGCTTGAGACATCGCTCTGCCTGCTTCTGTACGAGCCACACGCAATGATTGAGCTTTAGACATGCCGATATCATCGCGTATTGCTTTTGCTATCTTAGAGTACCCCTCCCCGCTCATAATGCCTTGTGTAATGTGCATGCGTATCTTTTTCAACACTTCATCACGATGTTTTTGTAGTGTCGGCATTAAACGAATGAACTCGATGGGTTGTTCAATAGCTGATTTGATTACCTCTTTACTTGGAACATCAAACTGCATAGATGTTTGACTCGCCATTTCATATAAATAAAGGCTCATAAGGAACTTTTCGATATAAGCATCTTCCTGTGACTTCTGAATCATCTTAGCTACTTGCCTATAGTCATCAGTCAACATTGTACCTATACGAGTTAACTCCTTATTGAGCCTGTTGTATTTATTGAATTCAGTCCATGTAACATATACATCATCACTTTGATACTTTTCAAACATATCTGCGATGATTTGTTTTATCTCTTTAAGTCGATTAGCAAATAGTTGTTCTATTGGTTTTTCTGCTTTAGAGATTAAACCCTCGATATACTCATCAATATCATTCTGATTGGTTATTTTGGGATTTGTCATTTGCGTCACCTTCATCTATGTCAGGTAATTTGTCATTAAATTCAAGACTTTCTTTTTCCATTTCGTCTAATTCGTAATCAACATCATCAACTAGTTGTGATTGTCCTAACCTTGTTCGTTCTGAAACTTGTCCCTTCAGGTTAATTAGCACTTGTGATTCTTCTAACTTATTAACTGGAATGTTACGAGTGAACTTAAATATCAGGTTTAAATAACTATCATCATCCAAGTTGTACCCTTTACGCTTTAATGCAGATAAAATAACTTTGAATTGATACCTCAACATAGCTGTCATCTTACGCTCAAACGTCATACACTTGTTCTCTAAAGCCATAAGTTTAAGTTTCATTCCAATGATAGGTACATTTCCGTTAAACTCGTCAGAATTAAAGTTTACTGACTTTGCAAAACGCATGATATTCTTTTCGATTCGATCTAAATGGTTCTCAATCATTGTGTCATTTACATCTTTTGTTAAGTATTTAACGTCCATATCTTTGTCGAACAACTCAAATGCGCCACTCTTTTGTGTTTCTTGAATCATTTCTTCACTCATACCCATACCGCGTAACACAAGGTATGCTAAACGTGTCTGACTAATCTCACTTGATGCATCGCTCATTGTTAAATCATATGCGTCAATTAAGTGAATAACCTTTTCAGCATCTCCTATCATCTCTTTGTTGTTAGGTACACCAAACAATGGATTGTAATCAAATAAATGTTCATATCGTCCAACTTCTTGCAAAGCGTCAATACCTTCTCCTCGAAATACATAATAATAAGTATTATCGTAAAACTCTGCGTACACATAATCAGTGCCATTATCATCATCTTTTTCATAAAAGTAGCGCAATGAGTATGTAGGTTCTAAAATATTGTCGCCAACAAAAATAACATTATAGGGATCTATATTCTTAATCCTAATATCACCATTCGTATCAATATATGCTAACCTAGCACCATATCCGCAAATTGCTGCCATTTTACCTATTTCAGAATCCTCATCATCAACACTATTTCTAATGGCAAAGTTGGTTATAAACTTTTTCAACTTTTCGTTTTTTTCTGCGTTTTCATCTAAATCATAAGTAACAGGAACACCATGTAAATAACCAACACGTGTATCAACAATTTCGCTGTCAAAAGAGTTGTTAAGTTTGTTATTAACAGACACGTCTAATCGCCTTACATTTCCACCAGTTTCAAAATCTTCTTTTTCTTCAATTGGTCGACGTTTGAATATTGGTACATAGTCAATATGTGTCTTGTATCTATTATAGAGATTAACCATTCTCTCTCTATCGTCTTTATGTGACTCTATTAGAGCCTCAATATGCTTAGGCAATATTCCTTGTGCTTCAATATCATCTATTAACTTATACAATGTCATTTCCCCCTCCTTAATCGTTCAGGTTTAGTATGTGTGTATATGGCATATCTTAACGAGTCCAACACGTCATCAAATTCTTTTATAGGCTCTCCGTTTGTAGGGTGCCAAACATATTTAAATACCTCTTGCTTAAACCTATCCATATTATCATAAAGAACAAGTAACTTGTTTTGTTTGAACAACTTAGCAACTTCCTCCACACCCGATAGTTTACTTTTATCAGCGTTAATTGCACGTAATCTATGTCTTCTAAATTCAGTGATGTATTCAGGTCGTGCAGTATCGCAGTAAAAATTAATATTGCCATATCTACTTACAATATCTTTTGCAATAACCACCCAATCATCAATAAACTTAAATTGGTGTGCGTGCTCCTCAATAAAATAAAAGTTACCATCTATACCTCGTCCTATTAACACAATAGATCCATAGTGCTCGTAACCCCAGTCGACACCAGCAAAGTATTCTTTGATAGGTATGTCGTCCAGTTCATCTGCTTTAATCGTATTCTCATTCAAATCAAAGTCGGCATATACTACACCGTCACCAGACACCCACATACCGTTGATATTACGTTCATAGAACATACCTGATGGTGTTGAAGCCTTAATAGACTCTTTATATCTATCATTAAGAAAGTTATTGTCATCGAGCTTAAATTGGTGACTCAGTATACCTGCTTTAGGATCTGTATTTTCAATATAATCTTTCAACAACCAATGCTCGGGATGGTCAGGGTTGGTATCTACCAATATTCTTGCACCAGTTCCACTACAACGTGACTTAATCTCGTCAAACACCTCTTCATGCGCTAACGACGCTTCGTTGATATATGCACCAAACGATGTCATACCACGTATAGCTCCTATACCACTTACTTTACTGTGACCTGTCTGAACCACTTGAACGCCAAATAACATGAATGAATTGTATTTATCAAAATTAAACTCAATGCCATATTTGTTAGTTAACTCTATTAGTACGTTTTTTTGAATCGTACCTAATGTTGCACCAGCAAGTATATATTGAGGTGTCTCAATTCCTTCTTCGTCTGCTATCTTTCGCACGCGCATTAACTCACGTAAAAATAAGTCATTATTTAATATTGTTTTACCTGTACGCTTAGCTCCGTGATTAATTAACATAAACCAATCTTGTTTTTGCGTTTGCTTCAATATTTCAATTTGTTTGTCCGTATATAAAGATTTAAGTTTATTCATTGACGATCACTTCCGTTATTGCGTCGTGAAGTTGTTTGATTTTATCTTCTGTGCTACTGTCACCTTTATCTATTTGTTCAATCTTCTTCTCAAGCATCTTAATCTCAGTTTCTATTTTCTTGTTAGCTAAAACTTCGTTACCTAACGTCATTCTATTCATACCATCTAAACTAGCGAGGAATGCATCAGCTGTCGCTTTCTTCACTCCCTCTATTTCAATGTCATTCTTAGCTACATTCTTTAGCCACTCATATTCTTCAAAAGCCTTTTGGCGTGTCCATTTTGATTGTTCAGCTGCTTCTTGACGCAATTCTTCATACCTATCTAAAATCGCACTATTCTTACTCAACTCAAAAGCTCGGCTATCTATATAATTATCACTTTTACCTTTAGTCGAATACCCTGCGTCAATATATGCTTTCCGTTGGCTCTTGCCCTCGATGAGTCCTAATACAAACTTTTCTTGCTTCGGTGTTAATTTAATCAATTGTTTTCACTGTATCACACGCCTTTACGTTAATTACTCTAGTTATTTTAAATATAAAAAAATGCCCCTACATCTCGTGCAGGAGCTACGTTCAATAAATGTGAAAGGAGGAAAATAGTTATGACTCAAAATGCAAGAATTAAACTACCCACCATATAGGCAGGTAGTAAGTGATTAATAGCGTAACATATCAATTTTTATATGTTTGTCACTTCTCAATCACATCGATGAGAACATCTAATGTGGCTATTACCCCACGTCTTAAGATAATTCTTACAATATCATAATATCTCGTTTTAGGTGTCAAAAACTGTCATTTTACTGTCAATTTTAGTATTCTCCTAATTCTTCGGCTAGTTTAGACACTATTTTCTTCTTGATTCTATGCGCTGTACTTTCAGAGATGTGTATGTCATAGCAAACCGCAATTAAAGTCTTTTTATTAAAATAATACTCTTGAATGAATTCACGTTCTTTCTTGCTTGATGTGTTGATTATACGTTCAATCGCACTCTTAAACTCAAGGATTTTACCTCTTCGTATACTACAAAGATAATTAGTTACTGCCATTTCTGTTTTCGATGTATTAGATGGTACAAACTCCCCGCCTATATTTGTATCTGTTGGAATCCACGGTGTCATTATTTCACTTCTTAAATCTTCGAGTTGCTTATGATAATTAGGATAATCACACAACTCATCTTCTAACTTTCGAACTGTTGATAATTTTAATCCGTATTTCTTTTTAGTCATGAATACCCTCCGTACAAATATGTTTAATCTTCAAAGTGTCTCAATCTACTTCTTAATATCTCTATCTCTCGCTCTTTAACTTTCACATCACCTTTTATCTGTTCCGCTTGCAACATCACACCAAACAATAAGATGACTAGTAATATAATTGCTATGACTAACCACATCATCTACTCTGACACCTCCGCCCTCATCAAATCTAACTGATCACTCAACTTCGCAAAGTCACTCGGCGCCTCTATATCATCATTAGCCGTCATCATAATATATACTTGCTCAGTTACATACTTGCCCAGCTCATACATCGCTAGTAAGAATAATAGTCTTAATATTTGTTTAATCATCTTTTACCTACCTTCTTTGCTTCATATAAGACCGGATATAAATTTAAAAAGTGTATTCTATAGCCAATCGTTTTAACTTCTACTTTGTCGCCTACTTTTAACCTAGCTTGCATGTCTGCACTGTCAAACTTTCCTTTGAAGAATAAGTCAGAGTTTTCAATGACTTGCTTGTTGTCTAATACAATATAGAACTTGTCTTCTTTATCTTGTCTCTTGTTATATTTATCTGTAATAGTTCCTTGGTGCGTTTCTTTGTGTTGGTAACTAGCCACTGTATAGATAGGCGATATGACAACAAGCATCAGTGCGATTACGCCGAATAATCGCAGTATTCCAGCAATAAAGATATCGAACCAATCCATATTTTTAAGTTTTTTAATCATCATTGTCATCTCCAGTATCAATTAAACTAGGCATCATTCTTAACATAGCCCTTAATTCATGTTCATTCATATTACCCATCGTAGGACTGTAAAATTCACTGTCTTTATCTTTAATATCTTTAATAAAATCATCTTCAATCTTAGCTTTTTCTTCAGGTGTTTTATTTTTATATTTTTTGATTATTTCAGTGTACTTTTTCGGGAATTTCATTTTAGGTATGTTAATCATCATCTGCCTCCTCGAATGGTTTCATTGTCTCAATGTTAATATCCACCATACCCTCGTTTGGTCCGACTTTTTCAACGTGAAAGATACCAATATTTGATTTGATATCGTTTAAGTTGGTCGCTCCATCAACTGGTTTGTTCCGTGCCTCATATTTCTCTTTCGCTTCTTCTTTACTCTCTGCCTCAACAACTGTAAACCTTTGATTACTCTTAACTTTAGTTATGTGCGTATGTTTACGTCCTGTTGAATCTTTGAATGTTGTGACTAAATATTGTGTCACTTCCCCAAAACCTCCTTGACTCTATCTAATATGTCTTTACACTCCGCTACTTCCGAAGCCTTTTTCTCCACGTTCTGAAACACTTTCGAATTCCTCCACTTGCTTTAGTTCAGGTGTCCATATAGGTACAATAACTAACTGTGCTATACGTTCTCCTTTTTCGATACGGTAACTACCTAGCTTATATAAATGACGTTCTTTTTCGAAAATTTTTTCGTTATCAATATTTCTTAAAAAGATAGTTTGCATTTTGTCATCTTCATGGTCATTCTTGATATTAATTCCTAAATTGCCATGATATCCCGCATCTATCTTGCCTGTTTCAATCACTAAATGCGTTTTACTACTTACACCACTACGGCTAGTTAATAGTCCGACATAGCCCTCTGGTATGCTCACAGCTACATCTGTTTTAATCACTGCCTTTTCTTGTGGCTCAAGTACGACAGTTTCAGCTGAGAATATGTCATAACCTGCATCCGTCTTATGATTTCGTTCGGGCATTCTAGCGTCTTTTGATAATAGTTTTACTTGTAATATGTTAGTCATTTTCCTGTTCCACCTCTACATTAATTTCAAATTCATCACAATCAAATGGCACTTCCATTCTCGCAATATCATGAGCCTCAAATTCTGCTTCTTCTAAACTTTCAGCCTCGATAGCCTCTTCAATCATGCCTGTATATGTGATTTGAACATTAAATTTTTTCATTCTCCAGTTCCTCCTTGTATTCATAGATAACTTGACTTACCATAATCCCTATTGCTTCATCTAGTTCTAGCGCTCCTTTAGTCGGACTTTGAGTAAAGTTATTAATGTCTTCAAGTAGTCTGTCAAACGCTTGCGCTTTCTTATATACGTCCTCAATCTCTTTTAGTAATCCCTCTGTGTCATTGCCGTTATACGCACTAGCACTTATAACGGATTGTTCTATTTGTTCACGGTTATTCATTTGTGTCTTCCTCCATTTGCCCTAAAAATTCGTAGAACTCATTTGTTCCGTCTAGTTCTTCCATTCGCGACATTATAATATCTGCAGTGCTTTTACCTCCTATATAGAGAGCTCCTATCCTGTTCGCTTTGCTCTCAGGGTGTAGTTCTCTAAATTTAAAACAGTAATGTTCGTATCTTCCAAGCAATTCATTTTTAAGAGTACGCCACATGTTCTCCAGTTCTTTGTTACAATCTCGTAACTTCGCTATATCCCCAATAAGCTCATCTCGTTGCTTCTTGTACTCTTCACGATCTTTTAATGCTTTGTGAAGTTTATCTAATAACTTGTTAAAGTTAGTACAAAGATTTTTATATTGTTCATCTGATAAGGTGAACGTCATCTCATAACCTCCAATAGCATCTCATTTTCAAAAATATTTCCAACAATTTCAATAATATCGTCATTTTCACTTAGTAATTCAGTTACATTGCTAAAAGTTATATAAAAGGCTCCTTCTTTAAACTCGATAAAACTTACTTCTCTCGAATAACAATCTTGAACAATATCCCCTTCATAAATCTCCACACCGTGCACATCTTTAAATCCTGTACTTTGCATAAGTTCTACATCTTTGAAATCTCTTGCGTGTATTAAAGCTTCTGCTTCCGCGTAGTTTTCATAGTGAACTTCATTCTCGATGAAGTCGAATCCTACAACATCGTGTATTCTTCCTGTATATTCGTCCCACACTCGATATTTAGGCATCATTCTACTACCTCCACTTTTTCTACTTCTATGCTTGCAGTTTTGAATGGGAGCTTTTTACGAGTCAGTTTTAATACCGTATTCGTGGCTTCTTCCTCATTCGTACTTTGCACAAAATAATGCTTTTTTAATTTATAATTACATTTAGACGCTAAGAACTTGATACAAAGACTTACTTTATAGGTTTGCATCATTCTACCAACTCCCCATCTTTCCAAATCAATGTCATCGTCATGTCATCGTTTAAGATATAGAATGCTTTAGTAGGAAAAATATTGTCGTCTTCAAAACGTTCGTTCAAACTGATACCTTTGTGTAATGCGGATTTATAGACTCCTTCTTGAATCTCATATACCTCTAACAACCTATCAAACTTAGCCTCTTCCGTTACTTCTTTTTCAATATCAACTATGAAGGGGATATCAATTGGAATAAAACTTGACGTCGAACACTTATTTGTATTTGGATGAAAACGAACGAATCCATCACTAAATCCTGTTGAAAAAAATATTTTCCCTTGTGATAGCTCCGGATTTTCTCGCGCCCATTTAATTAATTCATCTAATCTCATTTCTTTTTTAACTTTGATTTTCATTTTTATATCTCCTCTTGAATAGTAAATTTATCGTTAATTGATACGTATCCAGCCACATTACATAAGATGCTATCAACATCAAAAGTCACACAACAGTTGCGTTCAACATCATTTGAATAGAATCTTTTGTTTCCTGATAACTTGGGGTTATCCCAAGCCCATTGGATAAGTTCAGGTAAATTCACTTCTTTTTCAACTTTGCCTTTCATTATTTCCATCTCCTCTAAAATAAAGTTAGTTGCTTCTGTTCCTCGTATTCCAAACCATGTTGCTTTATATATGTTTCAAGCTCTTCCGCTGTATCAAACGTCTTCTTCACACCTTGCCAACCTGGTACGATATGCCCGTGAAAGTAATAAGTGTCATTTACAACATGGATATGACCCACTCGCTCGTTATCCTGATACAGATATCTCTTAGAGCCGAAAAATTGGTTTAAGTATTCTTTGCGTGCGCTATCTGTCATTGTCATCACTCCCACAAGTCAAACACTCTATCAACGTAAAACTTCGCTTTTGCCATATCCTCATGTCCATTCTTTAACGGTGCTCTAGATAGGTATTTGATTGCATTACCTATTGCGAATGCTAATTGTGGTGGGTACTGTGCCGTTACTTGTTCGATAAAATCTATAATTTCAATGTCGCCGTATGTGTAATGCGCCGGTTGCTTAACGTTGTCTTGAATTTCGTTCATATCTACTTTTCTGTTACTAATTATGCTCATTATGCTTCACTCCATTTCTTGAACATTTGGTTATAAGTGACATCGAACCAGTACGGATCACGTGAATGTTTTTGTGGTACATCAAATAAATGTGGCTTCTTTCTTCTTAGCTCAGCTTCTTTACGTCGTTGCCTAGCCATTTCACGCTCTCGCTCCAAAGCTTTTGTTATTTGTATTTCTCTATAGTCGTTTAGCTTCATGCCGAAAGGTGCATCAATTGCTTCCGACATCTCCCAACCCTTCGCAACTCTGTTTCTAACTATTTCGGGCGTGAGTCCTTTCTTTTTCATCTGCTCATTTTCATATTCAGTGTATTTAGAAGGGGGTTTTTCTTGTGGTGGCGCAATAAGCGCATCGCCCGTTAGCCCTTTTGCTACCCTGTAATTAATTAGTCCTTTGCTTAGGTTGTACTTTTTAACTATTTCGCTAACAGTCATCATTTTGCCGTCAACCTTTACTTTCTTAGGCTTTACTACATTTTGTATTAAATCTTTCCCCCTCGCCCCTCTTTCGTACCTAGTAATCAATGTCGATACTTTGATGTCGTATTTATCCGATACATCAATAAGCGTCATCAATTTACCGTCTATTCTCACTTTCGTTTTTATGCCCGCCATTTATTCCACCTCTACATTTACATTTCTAATTTTTAAATTGTCATACTCTAGTATTTCGCCAGGATTGTTATATAAGTAATCTGCCAGCGATTCTTTTTCTTTATCCACATCATCAAAATACTGATATTCAACTTCTGTAGGTATTCTTATATCAATCGTTGCGTTTATATATGCTTGTTGTTGCATTAGATCACTTCATTTCTCTTTTGCGTTCTCGTCTTGCTTTAATTAATTCCTCGTAAGTAATCCATGTTTTGCCTGTGTACTTAGGTGCTTTACATATCCAATTGAGTTTTATGTTTCTGTATTTATGTCTGAAAATCTTAGCTTTAAGTTTTGCTACTTCGGTTGGCATACCTTTAATGTCGATAACTTCAATCAGTTTGTCATCGAGATATAACGCGAAGTCTGCAATATATTCAATCTTTCGTTGTTTATCTAGTTTTGGTAATAATTCGAATTTCGGTTGTATTTCGATATGATCATAGTTAGTGCCATTCATATTACTTTCTAAATATTGGTAATATTCGCACTCTACTTTGCTATCAAATACAATTCCTTTGTACTCAACTTTCTTAGCATTGTATTTACTCATTGCGCCACCTCTAAATATCAAATATCGTTGCTTGTAAACCTAGCTCTTGCTCATATAGAAGTCCGTGAGCGCCTTTAAATCGTTTTAGGTCACTATCAGTCATAATTTTCTTTTCGTCGCTGAAATGGGCTCCTGTGAGTGAATAAACTTCATTTTCATTCTCTTTATACTTGATGACCTTAATATCTTCCGTGCCATCTTCTCGGTATAAGTAATATTTTTCTTTCGGCATTTTTAACACTCCTTAATATTCGACGATAGCGGGGCGTGTGTGACGTTCTGCAAGTTTTTGGACAAATAGGTCATATAACTTATTTTCGTCGCCCTGCGCCTCGTCTATGAGTTTCTGAGCGTACATATCTGAACATTCAAGTTTAGTTTTTAAAAATTCTTTGGTTACCATGCGTCTCGCTCCCTGAAATCGTCTCCGATTACTCTTACTTTTCTAGAGTTGTGTTTCATTCTCGAATTGATACGTTGCCAGTTGGTATTCTGATTTAACTCTTTATCACTAAAGTTAGTTGTAAAGATGTTGTTTTTACCTACTCTGTTATCAACAATGCTAAAAAGTTTATTTAAAGTGTGTTCTGTGTTTTCTACACCCATATCATCTAGTACAAGTAAATCAATATCACTTAGCAATCTGACTAACTCGTCTGTAGTTTCTTCTGCGTTTTTGTTGTATGTCGCTTTGATACGATCCATCAACATTGGTATGTGCATAAAAGCAACCGTATGTCCTTTAGCTTTAACTGCTTTTGCGATAGCGTATGCTAGGTGGCTTTTACCAGTTCCGTATGAACCTTGCAATATTAATGATTTTGGTTCTTTTGTAGAGAAACCTTGTACATACTCTATTGCTGTTTGTTTAGCGTGTACTTGTTTTTCATTTTGTGGCTTATAGTTGTTAACTGTTGCATCTCTTAGAGACGGATTAACATTTGATTGATTGAAAATATAATCAAGTTTCTTTTGTTTATTCCTTTTGTATTCTTCATAAGCCAATCTTTGAATTTCACATTCGCAACCGTCTTTGTATTCATATCCATTTTCAAACTTATATAAGTCATATTGATGCCCGCATTTATCGCAATTCTGTCTTAGTATTACTTCGATTGGTTGATATTTTTTTAAACTCTCGTTTATTTTTTCGTTGAATAACGGTTTCATAAGATCCTCCTAGTCCCAATAACTTTCGTCGTACTTCATACGTTCCAATTGATCTATGCCAGTTTCTTTAATCTCTTCGCTATAATCATTCATATAGCTTTCGTTAGTTAAAAATGTTTTAGGGTACTTTTGATATTGTTTGTCTGTAATAGTTTTTAAATATTCTCGAGTACCTTGCATGATTTGCTCAAAAGTATGTTTCTTTAAGCATGATTTGAATTTAGTGAAAGACATCTTCTTATCTTTTTTCTTGTTGTAAAGTTTCCACCATTCCTCAAATTGCTCATGCGTAACGTCAGTTGCGCTATTATTTGAACTTAAGTTCTTATCTATATCTTTTTCTTTATCTCTTTCTAATTCTTTATCTAATTCTTTATCTTCTTCTGTTGCGTGACTGTCACGTGACGTCACGTGACCATTTAGCAATTTTCTGTTGTTTTCTCGTTGCTTTTGTTTCCTCAACCTGTTCTGCGCCCTGATTTTCTCGAGTCCTTCGATGTTTTGGTGCTTTTCCCAGTTTGTCACTTTTATGACACCATTAACTTTTTCAATCATGCCCAATGTCTCAAAAGTTTGAATTGCTAACCTTATTGAGTTAATAGGTCGGCTAAACTCATTTGCTAACATTTCTTCGTTATACGGCAAGTTTTCAGATAACATAATGTAACCTTGTTCGTTGTACTTTCCTGATAAAGTTAGCAACTTAACCCAAATAGTTATGATCGTATCTCTTTCGGGTAAAGCTTCGATATATTTGATTTTGCTGTCATCAAACATGCCAACTTTAAGTTTTATCCACGATACTTCTCCCATTGTCTTCTCCTTTCAGCATTTTGTTGAGCCTCTCATCAACTTTTATCCACGAGTCATGCAAGTGATATTTATCATCAAACGACTTAACGCCAATCGCATGTTGCTCGTTATGATGTTCGCGACATAGCGCTAATACATGTTTGTCGTAGTGATTCATTTTGTTTCTGTTCATGCCTCTGCCGACTGCTTCATAATGCGCTAGGTCAGCGTGAGGCTTTCCGCATATTACACAGTTGCGGTTGATTGTAGCCCAATACAATAGTGCTTTATCTTCACTTAACAACTTGCTTGTTTCTATGCTCATAGGTATTTGATGATGAAACATAAACGCTATAATCAGTTCTATTAACTCCCTTGCAACTTTCATAGAACAGTCGCGCAGACTGATTTCTTCATAACCTTTCATAATTTCCAATTCTGTTTGTAATAATTTTCTAATTGATTCCACCGGTTCGCCCCAGTGAAGTTCTATATCTCTACACATTGCGAATATTTTTTTGCGTTGTTCTATAGATAGTTTTTTATTATCCGGAACCTCTACTTCTGCTTTTAGTGGATATCCGTTTTCTAGTAAGTCAATGTGACTTTGTTCAATTTCAACACCAGTAGCAACGACGGAATAAGTGCCGTCATTGTCTTTCTGGTATCTTGTAATGTATTGCATTTAAACCACACCTTAAAACGCTAAATCTTGGTCGTCATATCCAAATTGGCCACTGCTTTCAAATGGATTGCTTTGTTGAGACATTGATGTTTGTTGTTGTGCCCCGTTATTTTCTTCAGCTTTTTGCTTATCTGTCTTCGGAATAGGTTTGTTAACAACATCATCGCCCTTTTTGTAAGGTTTAATAAATGAAAAATCCGTAAAATACTTACCTTCATCTTCATTGAATTTCCATTTCAATACCAAGTGACAAAACTTACCAATAAGATCATTGGTATCAAAATCTAAGCTAGGAAGATTTAACTTAATACCTAATCGAGTAACTAATTCAATCAATTGTTTTTCTTGGAAATCATATTTATACGGCGGTACAAATTGATTATGTTTATATTGTTTGCCTTCATCATTTTCAAATACGATTGTGAAATATCTATTTTCTCTATCATTGAATTCAATATTTTTAACTTTCACTGTGAATTCTCCAGCTTGAAACCCTGCTGAGCCGTTATAAAACTTTTCTTGATTTGTTTCTTTAGTAAATTGCGCTTGTCCTGTGATTTTCATAATTAAATACCGTCCTTTTAATTAATTTTTAGTTTCCATTTCTAATTGCTTCTACTACGTCCGTAATGCTAGGATTTGCAAATTTCTTATTGTTAATTGTTATTGAAGGTGAATGTCTAATCTTTGTTTCAAACGTATTAGAAGGTTCAGCGTTTAGAATATATCTAGCTTTCTTTTCTCCGTTATCATCAAATTCTTCAATCATTGCCCTAGCTAACACATCACTTTGAGAAGTAATAGCTTTTTTAATTTGTTCTTGCGCTTCAATAGTGATAGTAGGGTTGATAGTGCTACCTTCATCATCTTTATCTTTGTTGATACCTTCATGACCTGTAATAACAAAGTGGAATTTGTATTCTTCTTGAAGTTTTCCTATTAATCTGTACATACTGACAATTCGTTCAGCAACTTCTCCCCAATCATTAAACGTTGGTTTTTTAGACTTATTTTTCATCACATCATTCAATGTCATATCTCTAAGTTTTTGAATAGTTTCAATAACTACAACATTGATTTCTTGTCCGTTTTCTCTCATCTCCTGTAAAATTTGAGGTAAAAAATTTACAACATAAACAAAGTGTTGATAGTTCTCGATTTCTACGTCTGATCCTTCGTCAGTAACCGTTGTTCCACCTTCGTTAATGTCAATGACGAAAGCGTCTTTATCTCTTGTAGCAAACGTGGTTTTTCCTGAGCCAATTTTTCCGTATACTGCAAATTTATAGAATTTCCTTTTATTTTTCTCAGCGATATTATTTATCTTTAGTTTTTTGAGTATGCTTACTTTTTCTTGTGGTTCTTGTTTTTCCTCAGTCATGTTCTACCTCCTCGTACTCAATAGTTTCTGTCACTGTTTTCTTGATTGCTTTGTGATAATCCATATTGATACTCGCTTCTTCCATACCGTTAAACTCCCTAGCTCTATTTCTATTTGTGGAGTAACTAACATCTGAATTATTATCAGTTGGTTTGTTAGTTATATAAATTGGCATATCCCTATGACGGATGATGTAAGTTACAGTCTGCTTCATAGCGACCTCCTACCATCTCATGACTAAGTTAATTAGTCTGTCCTGTTCATCTGTGTTCTCTTCAATCCATTCATCTATCGCTTGGTTAAATAAGTCTGATGCCATATCTAAGTCATTCTCATCTACGACATAAGCATGTTTAATTGGTATGTTGTTCATATCTTTAACTTGTATTGATATGCCCATATGACCTTTTAAAATGAATAGCTTAAAATCGAATCCGTTAACATGAATATTTTTGCGTATGATATCGCCTATTTCGTAATACATTGTTTTAGTCCTCCTTGTCGTCATCAATACCGAGAAATTTTTGTGATTTACACATTTGGAGAACATTGACAATGTCTTTATAACTCTTAGTGCTATCCAATAAGGAAGCAAGATCGCAAGTATGACCAATCACAGAATTTGAACCTGCTAAATAATCTCCGTCGATAACTCCTATTGATGAGAAAAGCAAAATATCAAATTTACTTTCTCCCTTAATTTCTTTCGCTAATTCATACAATTCTCCGCTTTTTTCAGATAATAAGTCTTTTATTTCGTCCTGAGTCATGTCTTTATAATTTTTAGTCATAGTTGACTTCCTCCTTGTTTCGTTTTATATTTAACTTGAAATTTTTCTTAAGTACTTGATACTGTTACTTGTTGGCGCAAGTAGCAGTTTTTTTATTCTTCATAAAAGTATTCCTTATAAAATATGAATGTCGCTATGCTTGCGAATCCTGCAATTGACCACGCTGTGGTGAAGTATAGAAACGGCATGAGTACAATCGCTAAGACTGTGAAGCATAATACTGCTAATAAGTAGCTTTTATAAGTTTTACTCATTTGATAACTCCTCCTATAATTCGTATTCATTAATCATTAAATTGGTACCGATAAATTGAATAGCTTTGTCAATTTTTATATAACGCTTTTGTCCTCGACCAAATCTGTACATGCATTCTTTTTGAAACTCTTTGTTCGAGTAGACTTTTTTCTCTAGATCATCTTTTGAAATGCCACTTATTTTTACAAACGCATTTGCGTCTGCATATCCGATGTATTCCATATTCAGCCTCTCCTATATTTCGTTTTAAAATTTCATTTCAATTTGCTTGATTCTGTATAAAGTAGCTTGTGACGGGAACCAATTAGCAATCATTTCAATTACATCGTCGAAATGTTTTTGTCTTACATTCGTTCTTGAGCTTGCACCAGTCATCTTTTTCACTTCTGAATTAATATCCCTGAATAATTCGCTACGTTGTTTTTGATTCGTTATCGCATGTAGCCTTTGGATATGTGCAACTCTTTGATTAATAGTTCTAGTTAAGAAATTGTAGTCTCCCGCATCCAATTTTTGATTTTCTTTCAAATCAATAACATCATCTTTTACGTTTTTAATTTCTTGTTTAGTTTCTTCTGTAGCTTCAAACATTAATCTCAATGCTTGCATTGGGTCGCTAGGCACTTGGTACGCTCCGGTTTTTCTTAAAGTTGGTAAAACTTCCGAAGTTACCCAGCGTTTGAATCGTTTTGCATTTTCTAATTTGCTAGAAAAGATTAAACTGTATAGTCCTGATTCGTTGATGATCGTTACATTTCTGTTTTGACCTGCCGTCGCGATTTGCGACGTCAGCTTATCTTCTGCATCAACATGTTTTGACAAAGCATCTCGTCCGTTTGCGTATCCTAAAATGTCAGCAACATCTTTTCCTATAAAATATGGTTCTCCGTCAACTTCTAATGTCCTTACTGGTAATTCTTCAAAATTAAATGTTTGTAATGCTTGCATAATGTTTATGCTCCTTTCGTGTATAATTTATTTATCGCTACTGCGATGGTGGGTGGTGATAAGATTGAAAACTAACTATAACTTTAGTATCAATGTTAGAAATGCCGGTAAGTTTGAAGAAACACCATGTGAATTTGTAGATGGTAGCAAAGGTGTTCGATTAGCTTACGAAAATGGTTTGGTCGTAACAATCCACGTTGACGGCAATAATATTGATATACGTTCAAGTCACCTATTAATTTTGGTTGATGAAAACCCTTTAACTTTTGATGTTGATATGAATACAAAAAATCCTAAATAATTTTTTTACCATCAACAGTTAAAGACAATGTATTTTTATTTTGGAGATGTAAGAGGTCTATTGTCGTTAGTAATTCCTCTTCGCTCCATTTTTCTTTTTCTGCTAGTTCGATGATTTTTACTGCTATTTCATGAATCTTTTTTAATTCTTGCATTTCAGTTTCCTCCTTTTAAAATTTCGGTTTTTCCGAATCACTACCCAAAAAAATATTATCTACAGTTATGCCTAAACCTATAGCTAATTTATTCAATGTCTTAAAATTAGAATTTTTGATATATTCTTGGCTAGATTCGTAATTGTAAATCGTCTTTTCGGTAACCCCTGATTTCCTTGATAATTCAGCTTTACTCATACCTTTCAAAGCTCGCCATTGACCGATAGTCAATTTCAGTTTTTCTTTTTCTGTTGTTGTCAATTTTCACACCTCTTTCGTTTGAGCTAACTACATGATACCATTTCGGTATTTCCGAAGTCAACACTTTTATTTCATTTTTTCCGAAAAAATATTTCGGTAAACCTGTTGTACTTTTCCGATTTGTATGTATAATATAGGTATAAACTTTTTTCAGGAGGAAAAAATAATGTTCAGTCAGAACTTAAAATATTTAAGAAAAAAACATGATATGGAACAAATAGACCTCGCGCATAAGTTAGGAAGAAAAAGTGCGTCAAGTGTAAGCGAATGGGAAAAAGGAAAATACACTCCTAAAATGACAACACTTAAAGAAATTTCAGAAATATTCAACGTAAGTATTAACGATATGATGACAAAAGATTTGAGTAATCCTGAAGAAATAGAAACAGTTGCAGCGCACCTAGATTACACAGATTTAACAGATGAAGAATTGGAAGAAGTTCAAAGATATATCGATTTTGTAAAAAGCAGAAAGAAATAACAAAGGATTGATAGGATGGGAAAATACGAAGACTTATTGATAAAGTATGATGATTTATCAATAAAAGAAAAAGATGATATGCCTAGTTTTTTATCAGGTTTATACTTAGACGGAGAAATACATATCAACAACAGAAAATGCAATAAAAACAAATTAGAAACACTAGCAGAAGAATTAGCGCATCACAAAATCACATACGGAAATATTATAAATCCCAACAGTATAATGAATCGCAAGTATGAACTAAAAGCTAGACGTTTAGCAAATGAAATGTTGATATCCCTCAACGATATAGTGGAAGCATTTAAAAATGGAGTACACAATTTGTATGAACTGGCTGAATACTTTGAAGTAACACAAGAATTTGTATTAAAAACAATCGAACATTACAAACAAAAACATGGATTAAACACAAAATGCGGGGACTATGTTATTAAATTCGAACCGTTGAGTGTTTTTGAATATAAAGAAATATGAGAAAAGGAGTCATGTAAAAGATGAATCAAGTTCCTAATGATAAGTTAACAGTTAAAGAGTCTTGGACTGCCGGAAAAATTCGAGGGAAGTTAAATAAAGGGCAAAAACAAGTATTTGATCGTATGTCAGTTTCTGAAAAACGTGATATTATCGAAAAATTTAATAATAATATCCCTTTTGAAGTAGAAGGAATCGAAAGAAATCAGGAAACAAAATACAAAATTATCGAAAAAACTTTAAATAAACGCGAACTAAATACAATGTCTGAGAGCGGTAAAGATATGTTGTTAAAAAATAAAGTTGGTCAATTTATAGATAGCTTTTCAACGCGTTTCAGTAGTTCGTTTTCTAATCCTAATAACGCTGGTCAAATGTTTACTTATGAAATGATAAATCAAAATTTCGTCTTAATAGAGATGTTAGACGAACATCTTAAAAACGAAAACAAATTCATAGAACAAAACAATGAAATCATAGATTTATTAAAACAAATTGCAAATAAAGGGGTATAAAACATGAAAAGATTATTATATTTAGTTTTAGCTAGTGCGTTAGTGTTAGGTGCATGTGGTAGTAACGACAGCGATAAGAAAGAGGAAATCAAGAAAACGGAAACGAAGAAAGAGAACAAAGATAAAAAGAAAGAAACTAAAGAAAAAGCAGAAGCTAAAAAAGAAAATGCTAATCAAAACGATAACAATAATCAAGTAAACAACGAGAACAACACAAACATTAACAACAATCAACAAACCAATAACACATCTAAGCAACAGGTACAGAAGAATCTTCCAGCTACCAATAATGGACAACAAGCACAACCACGCGACCCAAACGAACCTAGTTACGAAGAATATTTAAATGCTAAAAGAGCCACTGAAGAAATGGAAAATAATCCGGACAAAAACCAACATGCTGGAGGTGGTCCAGGAATGTCGTTAACACACCCTAATCAATCATATGATAGTTTTAGAAAAGAAGTAGGAAAAGCAAGAAGTGAAGCAATAGTTGTTCAACAATAAAATTTCGGGTAGCTCGCCTACCCTTATTATTTTTTTGCCAATTTTGAGGAGGAGAAATAAAATGGCATCATTTACTATTACAAAAAGAAAGAATAAAACGTCGACATCTTGGCAATACGATGTAAAACATCCGTCTTTCAAATCAGGAAAGAAAAGAAAGTCGGGATTCAAAACTAAAGCAGAGGCAACCAACGCTGCTCAACAACTGCTTAGAGATTTGGATGATGGAAATAATTTAGATGAAAATAAAAAGTTTGAAGAATATTACAATGATTGGTTAGATTCAAAAAATAAGAAACATGTCGCTTCACAACAATTCTATTGGTATCAACATTCATTAAAATTATTTAACGAATATTTCGGGAGTGATTTTTTAATAAAAAACATCAAACGTTCGGAGTATCAAAAGTTTTTGAACGAATTCGGTCGAGGTCGTACTAATGAAACGGTTCGTAAATTAAACAGTTGTTTATCACAATGCTTCAGAGATGCAGTATATGAGGGCTATTTAAAGAAAGACCCTAGCTATCAAATAGATATTCGTGGTACAAAAAAATCAAAAGACGAACACTCTAAATTCATCACCATAGAACAATACTTGCAATTGATAGAATACTTTAAATCTAGAGACGAATCGAGTTATATTTTTTTATTCATCCTAGCTATCACTGGTGCAAGATACAGCGATGTAATTAATATGTTGCCTATCGATCTAAACGAAAAAGAGGGTACAATACATCTTCGTGGAACAAAAACAGTTAACGCGGACAGACTTGTGGAGGTACCAAAAAAGGATATACAACATATTAAAGCTAAATTATCAAAATTACCAAAACGTACAGATAATAAGTTGTTTAAATTGAGTCATAATGCCGTTAAAAAGTCATTTAACCATGCTAAGAGTCAAATAGGACTAAATGATACTAAAATAACACCTTATTCATTAAGACACACGCATACATCTTTCCTACTTTCTAAAGGTATACCTATTGAATATATTAGCAAAAGATTAGGCCATTATAATATATCTATAACTTTAGACACCTACTCTCACTTACTTGATGAACATAAAAAAGAGCAAGGTCAACGTGTCAGAAAATTATTTTCTTGA